TAAAATCAAATCCAAACACAAAAAGAAAACGTCCAAAAACAGCCTTGCAAAGCCATTCTTAGACGTTTTCCTATTGGAGCTGATGACGAGACTCGAACTCGTGACCTCATCCTTACCAAGGATGTGCTCACTCGTGATATTTGGCTTAATTAAGCCATTTTTGGGCTCGGATGATAGTAACGCGCTTGTAACAGCCCTTTTTATTCGTTTTTATATGACTTTTCAGACTTTTTGCTGGGCTCTCTTACCAGTATATCACAAATATCACAATTCAGCACCTCACAAATTTTATCCAAATGCTCTAAGTTTACTCTACTCGTGAGCTCATTGTATAACTCGCAAATTGTGGCGGGGCGAATTCCGGTTTTCCTCGACAGTGCAGCTTGCGTACAACGCAGCTCCCCCATCCTCGCAGACAGTTTTATTCTAATCATCATATCTACTCCCTTAATGCACACCCATTAGAGAGAATATAACGAATTAGAAATGAAATGAAGGAGCTTCACAAGTTAATATTTTAACTATATAAAAATAATATATTATAATAGAAAGATTGTTACTTAATTATCGGTTGTATTGCGTATGCACCCACCTCTGGACGGTGGAGCGACTTATCCCGGTAACCCTTGCGGTTAACCGGATAGAAAGCTCCGATGCTATCTGCACTGTCCGCCGGCGCTCCTCCTCGGTGTATATCTCCGGTCTGCCCTCTCGGTAGCCGGGACGTTGCCGGGCGATCTCCTTTCCTGCCGGAGCTGGTTTCACTGCTCCTCCATGCTGTTCCCGTCCTTTTTTTGCTGCGCGTTACTCCTCCTATCTTTTAGGAATGTTATATAAATACGATTGTGTATCACACAAAATACTTTTTATCTCTAAAGAATTTTTTATTGTATGGTATCATATACCACATCCCATATCTGTTCCAATGTCAACTGCCCATCCGTACACTTTCCAGCCAGATTTAACACCGACTGCCTATCACAAGAAATATCAGGAACAAAAACACTTTTCACCGTACTTCCCTGCAAATCAAACATTTGTCCTGCAATTCCATATGTGGTTCCCGCAACAGGATGTGGGCAGTTAACTATGTAATATATGACCATTTTCAGTGTCTCCTAATCTATAAAATCATCTAACTTACACCCATACAATTTCGCCATCTTTACTGCGTTTTCAAAGCTGGGCGAACACTCCCCTTCTTCATAAGCTTGTAAACTTCTCAGTGAAATATCCAGTCGTTCACTTGCTTGTTCCTGCGTGAGCTGTGCTTTTAGTCTTTCCCTTTTAAATGTAGTTTCTCTTCGTTTTTTTTTGTAATGCCTTCATCTGTCATTCTCCTTTAGCTGTCACTCAACAGTTTCACACTGCTGTCACCCAAAGGATACTACAAATTCTAACATTTGTCCCCGCAGAATTCTGCGGTTCTTACAATTTTCGACATATTTTTTGGCTTTTAAACAAAAATCGCCCTCCCCAGTATCACACTGAGGAGGGCTTTTTTAGTCCTAGATAGTCATAGATTTAGTCATAGTTTTAGTCTTTGGTTTCTGCTTCTTCCTGCTCCTGCTGCTCTTGCATCACTGCCATTTTGTCGCGGACCGGCAGCTCCTTTAAGTCCTCCATCAACTTGGTAACAGTGCCGTTGCCGCCGAGCTTGTGGTACTCATCGTACATTTTCTGCGCTGCTTCCAGCCCATGCAGGCTGATCCAGCCGCGCTCGTAGTAGTGATAGTATGCGTGTACCAGCTCCGCCCGAAGCAGGGCGATAATCGCCTCCTTGATTGATTTTTGCCGCGCTTCTTCTTCCTGCTGCTTCTTCCAGAGGCGGCGGATCAGATACCCTCCGCCCGCCAGAACCCCGGAAAAGAGCACCTCCAGCCAATACTTTGCCAACCACTCCAGCAATTTTATCGCCTACTCTCTAAAATAATCCTGCACAGCTTTGCATACCGCCTTTTCTGCGCCCTCTGCTTTTGGCAGATGCAGGTGCAGCATCGGCACCTTGCTTGTGTAAAACCATGGGATGTCCTTAACCTCTCTGAGCGGGATTTCCTCGGCTCCCAGCAGGATTGGGTCGATGCCGATCATCTTGAGCTGGTGTTTGTAGTAACCCTGTGCCTGTCTGCTCTCCTCAGTGTCGCGGCGGACGTTGTGTCCCAGGCGATCGCCCAGCAGCCCCTCCACTCTGGTGATTTTGACTTTGCACTGTGCGGACTCATAGACAAACAGCACATAGTCCGGTTCCAGCTGTGCCAGGGTGTAGTAATCCGGGTATGCCTTTAGAGCATCCAGCTCCACGACACCCTTCATGCCCTGTGCTTTCATTTCCTCCACGATTCTCTTTGCCATTGGATTGCCGTTTACACCTACTACTGCGATTTTCTTCTTGCTCCAATAAATATTTGCCATAAAACACTCTTCCTTTCTGTTACTCATTCACAAAATTTTTGATGTTCGGATTATTTTTGATTTGCTCGCGCATCAGCTCCAGCGCCTCATCTACCCATGTACTAAATACGGCAAATGGCACCAGGTACTTGATGGGCGGAAACGCCTCGACTGCTAAATCGTAAACGTATCGCAATTTGAGCGCACCGGTGCCGCTGCCTAAGTACTGCTCTGCCTGCGTTACTGCCCAAAGCAGCCACTCTTTGACGTTTCCCCGCATCCGCAGGTAGCCGATCAAGAGCAGCAGCAAAAGGGCACCCACCGTGCAGATGATACTCATGATTTGCTCCATAACCTTACACCTCCTTCCCCTTAAATCATATTCACAAACCCGCCGAAGCCTTTTTTCTTTAAATCATCGGCGGTTTTCTGCGCGTCCTGCTGTGTCGGGAATTTTCCTACGCAGACTTTCACTAATGTTTCGTTTCTCAGGAATGTAAAATACCCCATATCGCTAATCTTAGAATACAACTCCGCCGCGCTCTCTGCCGATGAAAACGCGCCCACCTGAACGGTGTACAGCAGGTTTTTGTCTGCCTGCGGCTGCTCCATTTTTGCAATAATAGAAGGATAGTCCTTATATGCAATATCTCTGTCTACATCCCCGACAATGCCATTGACCCTTCCGGTACCGGTGTGCTGCCAGATGCCGTATGGATGCTTGCAGGTGCATTTGCCTGCATACTGTGCAATCCATTTGTCGTAGGCGGTCAGCTGTGCAGGGTAGAGGTAGCTATCCAAAAAGTCCTTGGAACAGTACAGCATGGCATAGTAGCCCGCCTGCTCCACTTCCTCCAGAAACGCCTTGCAAATCTCAGTGTTCACCTGCTTGCTGCCGCCGGTGTAGATGCTCTCATACTCGATGTCAAAGGCGATTGGGTAGGTCAGCTTGTACGGTTTTACTGCCCGAATAACCTCCTGCGCCGCTCTCCTTGCTGCCTGTACAGTGGTGGCATAGCTGTACAGATAAATGCCTACATCCAGTCCTGCCGCCAGCGCACCCTTGATGTGCTGGGTAAAAGCACTGTCGAGCTTCAATGCACCATTATTGTAGCAGAAGCCGACGCGGATGATAGCAAAGTCGATGCCGTCCGCCTTGACCTTCTGCCAGTCCACCTTGGGCTGCCATTTGGATACATCAATTCCCTGTTTCATCTTCCTCTTCCTTTCCGTCAAATCCTTTTTTCAGCGCTCCTGCCCTGCCGTGCTGCTTGATCAGCTGATTGAGGCAGATGGCAGCAGCAGCCAGCACATACCCCTGCCCGACGCTCACCGCCGCCAGAATCACCCACTGCATCCAGCCGACCGGCTCGCAGGCAGCCACGCTCACCAGTGCCGACAGCAGCACCCCCACCAGGCACAGGATGCCCGGTATCAGGGTGTCGTCGATGCGGATGGAGCGCTTGATGATGCTCCCCAGCGCATACAGGCAAGGTACCAGCCATACCGTTTCCGGCGATATGTACTCCTTCACCAGCGCCGAGATTTCGCTTAACTCGTTCATTTACCAATCACCTCCTTTCATATAAAACTCCAAAGCAAAAGGGAAATTGCCCTAAAAAGAGCAACTTCCCTTCGTTGTATAAAATGTTATCTATTCACCACTTTTTGTTGACAATATATGTTTTATCGTATATAATGAATATATGATAAAACATATATAAGAGGTGTTGTCATGCAGCGTTTTGAGGTTGAATACTTTGAAAAGGAGGATGGTACCTATCCTGCTGAGGAATTCATTCTTTCACAGGATGTCAAGATGCGAGCAAAACTCTTTCGCCTGCTCGAGTTGCTCGAAGAAAAAGGAAATACCCTCCGGGAACCTTATTCCAAATCCCTGGATGATGGAATTTTTGAAATCAGGGCAAAACAGGGCAGCAATATCACCCGTGTTTTGTATTTCTTCTACATCGGCAACAAAATCATCCTGACAAACGGTTTTATAAAGAAAAGTCAAAAAACTCCTCCGTCCGAAATTGATTTAGCTAAAAAATATCGGGCAGAATATGAAAAAAGGTTGGTGTAATGATGGGAAAGAACTTCCGAGAAACTTTAAATGAACAACTCAAAGACCCTGCTTTCAAAAGAGAGTACGATGAACTGGAGCCGGAGTTTGCAATTATCAATGCTATCATTGATGCTCGCAAAGAAATGGGACTCACGCAAAAACAGCTTTCCGAGTTGACCGGTATTACACAAGCCGACATCAGCAAGCTGGAAAACGGAAATGCAAACCCATCCCTCAAAACGCTTCAGCGCCTCGCTGCCGCCATGGGGAAAAGTGTTAAAATTTCATTTGTTTAAAAAAGAGAAGGGCTTTCCCTTCTCTTTTTATTTTCCACGGTATCTCTATCTCCTATGCCGCTGCGCTGTCCCCAATCAGCTCTTTGAGCTCAGTGTATTGCTCGGTTGTGATGCGGTCAAACATCAGGAATACATCCAATTTTGCCTGCCACTGCTCTTTGTCGAGCTTGCCTGCTTTCTTCTGGCGGTTGATGGTGTTTTTTGTCATGGTGTAAATGTTCATACTTTTTTCTTCCTTTCTGTTTAAACAATGGGTTCCTGTGCCGCTTCCAGCATCAAAAGCCGGTATTCGGCATCAACTACGCTTTCTTCAAAGGTTGCTTTCAAAAGCTCGTGTTCTTCCTGCAACTTACGGTGATTTTCCTGTAGCTGCTCGTACTCCTCGCGCTTTACGATTCCCCCTTTCTGCTGCCGCTCTATTTTGAGGCTTTCGGCTTCCTCCACGGTGAGCAGCCCTCTGGCTACTGCCGTATCAAGGTGCTCATCGGTGGCATAGCCTCTGCGATAGCGCTCGATAATCTGTTCTTTTGTCATGGTTTTTCATCCTTTCTTGTAGTCACTTTTGTGGTGTATGGTTTTTTGTTTGGAGTTCCGGGCAGGTGGTAAACATCGTGCCGAAAGTCCTTCCACCGAAGCCGACCTCGTGGAGCGAAATCACAAAACTGTATAACTCAAGTGAATGGATAGCGCCAGAAGACGGATGGTTCAAAATTATCATTGCCGGGCGTGGCGGAAATGGTGGGCGTTCAGATTCGCGATGGGGGAAAAGCACAGCAATCAATATGGGAGCGGGCGGCGGCTCCCCAGGATGCGCTGTTAGTGAAATCGCATTACAGCAAGGCGAATCAGTAAGAATTACTATAGATGGATATAATTGCTCTTGCGTTATCAAAGACATATCCATGCAGGCTACGAAAGGCGGTGATGGTAAAACAGCCAGCACAACTGCAGAAAACGGAGGCGATGGAGGAAAATCCTCTGGAGGCAACAAGCACAACTATGAAGGTATCAGAGGGGTAAAATCAGGCGCTCAAGAGCAATCGATGGATTACAGTTACACCTCCACAGTATACGGTCGAAAAGGAGGACAGTTAAATGTAGATGGGTATTCTTTTTATGGAGGAACCGGTGGCGGCGGCACGCTTGTGGCAGTTGAAGGTAACTCTAACGGCGTTCGCGTGTGGAATAGAGAAGTATCGCCAAGCGGAGGCAGCGCACCCATCTGCATCATCCTCCGCGGCAACACGAACATCCCATTGGATATGCAGAATGCTAGGGATATTACCGCCAATGCGTTGGCGATTACTGCTCTGGCGCAGGAACAGACCGGCATCTTACTGGGCACTCTGGCTTAGCATGATGCCGGTGACTTCCTGCTCAAGTCGGCTGTTATCCAGCATGAGGGTGGTAATATCCATTGCGTTGAGCTGGGCTTGGGTAAGGTTGGTGTTGCCTCGTAGAGCAACGATGTAGCCATAAGCGGGATTCGGCTTGTAGTTTTTTGATGGAAGACCCATGCCTGCAGCAGTACTATATCCCTCGTATGAGTTTGTACCTGCCCATCCGCCTTCTTCCAATCCAATCTCAAAGCCACCTGTACCGCCGCTCGCTCCCGCCTTATTGACAAGGTTTCCTCCACTGGCACTTCCACCTCTTCCGCCTCTTCCACCGCTATCTCCTGTAGCTGCATCGTATCCATCGCTTCCAGCGCCAGCGGTTGCTGTCTGCCCTTGCGCTTGGATTGTGGCATAGCTGCCTACTGTCAAAGTTACGGTTTGCCCTTGCGTAAGTGCAAATACACTTACAACAATTCCTCCGGCACCACCGCCACCACCGCCTCTTCGCCAACGTTTTCCGTTTGGGTCAGTCCAGGTGTTGCTGTTTCCACCTTCGCCGGACTTTGCCACACCGATAAATTTAAACCATCCATCTTCTGGTGCAGTAAAGGTGGTTGAGGTGGTATATTTTTGCATTTCGCTCCACCCGGTAGGTTCTGCTGGAAACACATTTGGTACCAAATTTACAGTCTGCCCATTACTCCAAAAATATGAGCCTGCCGCATTTTTGAGGAAAACCGTTATGTACAAATTGGCACCATTCTTCTGCCCTACCTTTGTAAATTGCACGGTTTTCCCTGTCACTTTTGGGTCGATTTCGGCAGATGCAATCACCTCACCATCTGCCTCTGTGGTAGGCGTGCCGCCCTCTTTTTGGATTACCACATAGCCGGTCACAAAGCGGTTGACTGCCTCTCTGCCCTCTACCATCACAACAGGCAAATCGAAGCTGCCGGTGGTTGTTCCCTTTTCGTCCGTTGCCGCCAGATTGGTGACGGCTCCCGGCTCTTTGGCAGTGAGGGTAACGCTTGCGGTTGCTCCCTCCTGCTTGTCGTTAAGCTGACCTGCTTGGTTTACGGTAAACACCCGGTAATGATATGCCTGGGTGGAAAACGGCGGCAAATCATAAAAGGTGTCGTTGCTGCCCTCATAAGCCAAATCGCCATCGATGCTGGTCGCTGGCATTTCGCCGGCTTTTCGCCGCACCATGATTTTGTAGGCGTTCACATCTGCTGGGATTTTGGTTTTTACCAACACCCGATAACCGTACTCCGGGGCGGATGCGTCCGCTGCGCTTGTCTGCGTTACCTGCTCCGGCACAATCGGCTTGAGGCTCAGGTTTGCCCTTGCCGGAGTGTCGCAGGCTGTGCCCTCCGCATTTACTGTATACACCGCCCAGTGATAATCAATCCCATAGTTGGTACCGGTGGTATCTCGCACGCTGGTTTCCTTGCCGGTGTATACCACTGTGCCATCGCTCATGCTCGCCGGTGCGCTGCCCTCTTTGCGTACTACTACAATATGGTCGCGATACACGTCAACCGGCAGCTGGATGGTAAGCGTTGCCGCAAAGGCGTTTTTGTCGGTGGTGTCCTTTGCACTCACGCTGGTGGGGGCAAGAGGCTTCTGCGCCGGGATAGTGATTTCTGCGGTGGTCGCCGACATCTGATAGTTTCCGGCGGCATTGCGTGGGAAGTAGGCAAAAATGTATTTAACTCCCGCTTTTAGTCCGTTTGTATCATCAAATGATGTGATTTTGCCGTCTGCCACCAGCACACCGTCCGTTGGTCCCACCGGTGCCACATTTTCGCCTCTGACAATCCTTGTCGCATCCCAGTCCAACGACGGGTTGATGTGGGTGCCGTGGATTTTGAGTTGGGTGTTGGTGCTCTGGTTGCTCAGCTTGATGCTGCTCGGCTCAATCGGCAAAGGCAGCGGTGTACCGATGGTGCCCGGATTGCCCAGCAGGTTGGAGTAATAGGTTTTTGCCTCGCCCGATTTGGAGCGGTACAAGGATACCTGTGCATACATACTGATGCCCGGAATCTCTCGTAAAGCGTGGAAAATGATTTTTCCTTTGCTCTGCTCCGCTACCAAGCCAATATTTCCATCCACCATCTGAGCAATGAGGTTCGGGTCCGCCTTGATAGCCAAATCCATGTTTGCAAGCACCGTCTCAGGCGGCAGCTGTGCCGTTACATCCTGGATGTAAGTCACCCCATCCGGGTCCCTCTTCCAGCCGGTTTTGCTCAGATTTACCGTTGCCACCAGCAGCGGATTGTTCCAGTTCTCCCGGTCGTCCTCAGAAACATGAAGTTTCATGTCCTGAAAATGCCCCATATGAGCGGTCTGGTCCTTGTTGTGGTCGTCAAGGTCTTTAAAAGTCAAATTTACCCCATCGTAGGAAATGCTCAGATGAATGGCATCTGCATCCACTACAGAAAGCCTCATAACGATTTCCATTGGATTGGACATTCCGTTTACAACCGCCAGCTTAATCCATCCAGGAGCATTGGCATGGATGATGATATCACCGTCCTTATCGATAACGGCAATCTCGTATACCATCCAGCCGCCGACTGTAATCGGCACATTGGTTTTCGCCAAGACGGTGCTTGGGTTCGATGGGTCGAGCGTGGTAACGCACGAACCTCTCCAAACCTCATGCACCAGCTTTGTAGCGGTTCGGTCCGGGAGAACCGAAGAACCGTTTGCATCACCCAAGGCAATCTCTTTAATTTCCAGCGGAGTACCTGTTTTCAGCGCCTGCGCAATCTTTTCTCGACCGATATTCGTAACAACCGAGTAATAAGGGCTGTCGTCCTTGGTCACAATCACGCCTTGCTGAGCACGCGGTACGATTTTATCCATACTTTTTCCATCCTTTCTGCAATTATCTTGTATCAAGATGATATTGCGTAAAAACCGTTCCGCTCGGCACAACCTTTGTGCTGAGTGGATAGGTTGCAGATTTCATTTTTCTTTCCGATATTGTACAGGTGACGAGATTCTGCGTAAATGCGGATGATTTTAACGTAGCCGGGTCCGGCTGAAGCTCTGTTTCTGCCCGGACATGGATTCCAACACCAGCAGCAGTCAGAGGAGGCAAAATAAACACATCCCCTGCCGTGTAGTGGTAAGGGAAAGAAACGGTCAGGCTGGCAGGTCCTTCCTCATTTTCCAGATATTTTATCTTGTCCGCTCCCCAAATCATTTTGATTGCGGAGATAATATCTTTGTAGGTTGCATTGGAGGTATTTTCCAGAATTTTGTATTTAAGGTATTTGCGATAGCGCACATCGTCAATTACATCAAAATCAATGCTCCCTCCCTGCGTTGCAAGCAATCCCGCCTGTGCGCGGGAAAGCACCACAATATCGCCGATGCGGTCTAACTGTGCTCCCTGCGCCCGATCTACATCCAAAATCAGTTTCATCTGCTCCAAACAGGAAAAAATTTGCTCAAACTGCCTGTCCCAGCATTGGCACAAGGCTTCTATTTTGGGCTTTCCCCTGAACTGCCAAGGAAAATCTTTTATCATCGGCTTCATCTAAGTTCCACCTCAATCCGTTTTTCCTCCACCAGAATCCTCTGTCGCACATCAGCGGCAATGTTTTTGTTTTCCCCATACTCTCCACTTTCCGGCGTTTTTCCTGTATCGGTAGTCGCAAAGGTTTTCACATCGATATACCCAATGCCGGTTACACTACGGTACACATCACCCAGCAGCTCCTGAATAAACAAGGTCTTTCCCGGAAGGATTTCCTCGCATTGAGAAACAAGGCTTTCCTTCACAAGGTCGGCGTAGTTTGGCGGCAAGGCTTCTTTCCGGCTCGGCGTCAGCAATACTTTGAGCCAAGCATATACCGGCTGCGGACGGTTGAAACAAACCTCCACCGGCTGGCTGTCGTCGCTTGGCACCTCCACCTTTGTTGAGCCGTATGTCTGGATTCCTCCTGCCTTTTGCTCTAAAATCGCCCTCGCAATCTCCATATCAGAGCCACCGGAAACTACAACCTCGATACTGTGCGGCGGTCTGCCGTACTCATCGGTCAAGCTTGTCTTGTTGTCGTAGCACCGCACCGATGTTACGCCCTGCACGCTATCGAGGATGGAGGATTCGATGGAGTTTGTCATCCTTGTTGCATGGGCAGAAATACGCTTGATATACGATTGCCGCAGCTCTGTATCCGTTTCCCTCATCCTACCAAGCACCGGTTCAATCAGATTGGTGCAGGACAAGAACCCCGGACGGTTTGTCACAATCTGCGTGATAGAGCTGCTTGGCAACTGGTATTTACCAAACTCCTGAGATTCAAACGTAATCAGGCTGGAAACGCTTGCTGTCGTCATGTTTTCACTCAGTAGAAGAACGTTGCTCTTCTGGATGTTTTTATCCTCAATCAGCAATTTCCCTTCCTGTATGGTAGCGGTATAGTTTTCCTTTGGGAGTTTATCCGCGAGCCCTTGCAGGATGTTCTGCTCCCTTGGGTCCTCGCCGCTGCTGACACTGTACAGTTCCCCGTTGATTCCGATGGTGTAAATATCGTTCCTGCCAACGGAAATGATTTTGATGGCTGCCTTGTTGAAGGATTGACGTGTAATCGCCTTATCCTCCGAACACAAAAACAGGGTCGGTGGCTGGGTAATAGAGGAAATCAGCGTGCCGGCTGGAATGGCAGAACCATCGTCCCCAGTACAAAGGATGCTGTAAAAAGTCTTTTGGTCGGCAATTCGCCGCAATCCGGCAAACTGCACCGCATTATCGAGGCTGATCCCCTGTGCGCTGGATGGATAAAATGAGTGGTACACCTCCTGCATCACTTCCCACAATTCCGCCAGCCGGTCCGCTTGCACTGTAAGCAGGACGTTCAAAAAGGATTCTGGATTTTCCATCGTATTGAATCCCCATGCCTTAGACAACTCCTGATGCTCCTCCTTGTAGATAGCATCCATCCTCTTGGGGATAAATCCTGTTGGTGTTACCCCGTAATTAGAGCCCATCAATCATCACCTCCTCTTCGATTGCCCCTTGCGTTGTCTGCGCCCTGAAAATCACTGTGCAGATTCGCAGACGTTTGTTAATTTGAATCCTGATATCCTCCACCCCAACTACCTCCTCCACGCTCAAAATCTGCTCGCGGAACAACTGCTCAATCACAGCTATATTTGGGTTTTTTACAAAAACCTCGCTGAAGTACGGAAGCCCTAAAAGGGAACCAAACTTCCACTCCCCCAAAAACCAGCGCAGACGTATTAAAATAGCCTGTCGGACAGAATCCGTCAGGCTAATATCTCCGCTGGGGGTAAGGTATAAATCCCCGTTTTTATCCAAAAGAAGGTCCTTCAATTGCCAGTCCTCCTTTCCTGTTATGCGCTTGGCGGACCAGATGTTCCGTCTCCGTTCGTAACATTGGTGTGTGTGTGGTTCTGCAGGCTGATTCCGGCACCAATCACATCCCCCTGTGCCGTGATTTTTCCGCTTACGGTGAGGTTTCCTATCAAATCTGCGCCACTTCCAGTGATAGTCAGGGTAGTTCCTGCATTTTTCAGTATGATTGTTCCACCCTTCATCTGCATAAGCTGGCTGTCGTTGCGCTTTATCAGCACTTCGTTGTTGGAAAACATGGCACGAGAATCCTTTTGCCGAATGATGATGGCATCCTTGCTCTGAGCCTCCTGCATCAGGGCGTTAGGTTTTCGGCATACACCCATGATAGCAATGGCATTGGTCAGGTCATGCTTTAAGTCCGGCAAATCCTCGCCCCCACTCCTCCACGCATCCAGCGCCTGCTCGGAAAAGAGGAGCAAGCACCCGTCCCCCGGTTTTACAGGAAAACAGATGCAGCTTTCCTGCGTGCTGCTTTGCTGGAAGTGTAGCGGAACTTTTGCGATTTGTGGGTAATCTACCTTCTGCCCGTCTGGGCGCTTGATTTTGCCTATCGGCTTTACAATGGCAGTACATTTGTCTGCATCGAAGGAAACGATTTCCCCTGGGATGCAGGTGTGTACTCCATCCAGTGATTCGCCGATGGTTTCTTTTACCTGTTGGACAAACTCCTGCATCATGACGCTTCCACCACCTTTGCAATACAAATCCAATCTCCTGCCATGTTATCCCCTTGCATTTTCACCGATTTCACTCGGAAAATTCCGCTGGCGGCTTTGCTTTGCAACTGCACCAAATCATTCACTCCAATAGCGGCATTAAGAAAATACCGAATTTCCCATCCTGCCTGCGCTTTGTTTTTGGAGCTGTTCTCCTCTGCACTGCCGGAGTTTTTTTCTGATTGCGTCAGCTTTTTAGGACTCCCAATCAGCCCGGTTTGTGGACTGATGAGGTGAGCAACGGTCGAAATCGGCTCGTTTGGCTTCGTCACCTGAATTACTCCGTTTTGGATAGTCCATGTCAGATTGTTTGAGGCACAAACTTTGTCCAGTACATTTTTTGCAAGCCCCACATAGCTGTAGCTTTCCAGCGGTTTAAAGCTGGCACCCGGAGAAAAGGTGATAGGCAATCCCATCTGTCCGGCCGCGTCCTGCAAAATCAGTTTGGAGTCGGTCGATTGCAGATAGCCTAATGTCACATAGCTGTCTCGAAGCTCTTTTCTCCCGTCCAGCACATCAACGGTTGTCTTTTGGTCCGCCCCATCGTCCTCTGTTACGACATTGGTAACGGTTCCTGTGAGGACCATCGGGGTATTCCCTTTGTATCCTGCATTAAGGGTAACAACACAATCCTTCTCCTCCAGCGCCGCTTTATGAGCCGGGTTCAGATTCCAGATTGAGATTTTCGCAGTATTTGGGCTTGCAACATCCGATTTTTCCACAGAAAACTGAATGCGCAGTTCGTTGGTTCCGAATCCGATTCCTCCTGCCTGCCCTGCCGAAAACTGATAAGCTCTAATCCAGTTATTCAAGCAACTTCCCTCCCAGCGTCAAAAAATCTTCCTTTGGGAAAAAGATAAACTGTGCATGGTTTTCTTTGAAGTCATTTCGCCCAATGTTTTGTTTTGCGGATAACGCTCCAAACAGCCCTTCCGGCAGTCCGTGGCAGAGTAAGAAGAAATTAAGCGGGGAGTTTGGGACAATTTTGATTCCCTGCACATACGGATTCTGATTGTGGTCGAAAATTCCGAATGTCCAATAATCCCCCGAGAAATTGTAGCTGAAGCGGATAAGGTATTCTTTCCCAGCCAGAACAACGCGAGAAAAGCTGTCGTTATAGTCTGGAACGGTAATTACTGTAATCATTTAACCCCTCCCCACAATCCCACAAGGTTTTCTACTCCACTTTCAAATCCTTCCTTGCCAAACAGTCCTGTCATTGCCTGATGGGCGATTGAGCTTTTTCCGCCTCCGCTCAAACTGTCAGAAGTGCTGCTATTGTTACCCACAACAGTACTGCTTGCCCCTCCTGAGCTCCCATAAGGTGTTGTGCTTGCAGTGCCGGCGGTTGTTCCGGTGTCTCCCCCTCGCCCGTACTCCGATGGGATTGTCACGGTTTTGGAGGAGGTTGTCAGCACCTCTTTGAGCGTGATTGGAATTTCTAAGGATGTTTTGGTAGATACGTCATAAGGCAAAGAAAGGCTCGTGATACCCATGTTTTTGAAAACGCCTTTTGAGGATGTGACGGTAATCAACTCTCGTCTCGTGTATAGCTCCTGGAATCGAGCCGCTACCTGTTGCACCCTTGTTGGTGAAGCGCCGGAGCGGAAGGTGATAGGAGTGTTGCTGACAATCACCGTCAGCGTCAGTGTTTTTGGCTTGAGAATCATCGTGTCTTGCACAGAAAATCCTTCCTCCACCGGGTAATCTGGAATATCAGTTTCCATCCCCAGTTCATGATGAATCAGCGCATCGCACGCAATTCCTCCTATGTTTACTGGCTGTAGTCTCATGCTATCCCTCCCATCATCGTCCTGTTGCAAGAGCTCTGGCGGCTTCCTCGGAACTATCGTTCACAGCCTGTCCGGTCATTTCAGCGCCTTTCTGCTGCATTTCTCGATCGGAGCCGTTGAAGGTGTTGGTCACATTGTTGTTGATGGTCACGTTGTTGGTTTTGTTGCCTGCTCCGGCAGATGCACTAGCGGTAGCGGCCTGCACCACGGTTCCGTCCTTTGTTAGCCAATCTACTCCCTTTCCAAGCCATTCAAGTCCGCTTCCTACCATATCGCCGACCTTGCCAATAAACTTCCCAACAGCACTGCCTTTTAGCCATTCCCACTTCTCTTTGAACCACTCAAGCAAATCTCCCAGCGCACCAATCGCCGCAGAGATTCCATCTACAAATGCTCGAACCCACTCGCCAAGCCATCCAATCACCTTTTTGATAACACTTCCGGCTTTTTGGACAAAGTTCAAAACAGAGTCAATACCTTTTTGGATTTTCTCCCGGGCATCATCTGCATCAATCCCCATCTCCTCCAAAAACTCACCGATAACGCTGGCATCGCCTCGCATAAAGTGAATCAAATCGTCGATGGCAAGGGCAATCAGCATGACAACCGCTACCAGTGCAAGCGTTTTGAGGTTTGCCATGGTAAGCAATCCGCCGAGGCTCTTGAAGAAGCCGAGAATTTTGCTGGCGTTGAGTGCAAGCCAGATGGAGCCGGCAGCCATAGCCACCAGTTTGAGCAGATTTTCCATTCCGCCTACCTTATCGGCAAGCCGGTTGAGCATCTGCACCCCTTTATCAAGCCAGCCCAGAAGTTTCGAGAAGAAGTTCATCAGGAAGTAGGAGAGTTTTTTTGTCGCTCCGTACTGGCTGTTGATTTTATCAACCCACAATCCCCACTGGTTTCGGATGTTGAGGAGAGCGTCCGAGAGGTTTAAATCCAGTTCATTGAAGGAGGCGTTGATGGTATCAGCGTTGTTTACTACCGCATTTTTCAGGGCAGCGAGGCTGATTTGCCCGTTTGTTGCCATGTCTTCAAACTGGTCTTTGGTCGCTCCAAGCTCTTTTTCCAACAGTTTTACATACTCTGGAGCATTTTCTAAAAGCTGGCTGATGGTTTCTCCATCCAGTTTACCCCGCCCGAAGGAGTTGTTGATTGCCTCCTGAAGGGATGCAACCTGCTCATTGGATTTTCCGGCAGCCTTGAACAACTTTGAGGTCAGCTCAGCATAGCCGGCAGCTTCTTCTACCGTGCCAAACAACTCTTTGTTTTCCTGCACCAGATTGCCGACAAACTTTGCCGTCTCCCCGTAGGATGTACGGCTGTCATTGGCTGCTTTCAAAATCCTTTGCTGGATTTTGCTCTGCTCCCCCATTCCTCGGGTAGCATCCCGAATCTGGTCGTTGATGCCGTTGAATTCCTCAGAAATCTGTTTAAGCTGGACCAGGGAAAAACCTAGTCCAAGAGCACCAGCAAGCTTCCTCGCTGTCCCCACGATTTCTTGATAGGTCGTTTTCACTTTTTCGGCAGCGTTCCGATGCTCTTTTGCCGACTTTACAATGTCCTTGCATTTCCCCCAAATCTTGTTGAGGATGTTGAAAAGAGATTTGTTTTCCTTTTCTCCTTTCTCTGTTTCGTTCGTATTATCCTTGTTGATTTTGAAGATTTTTACTAAAACATCCCAGAGTTTTAAATGTGCCTGAACATTTTGCTGTGTGTTCTTGTCTTCCTCTTTTTGGGTATCCGAAATTTGCTTCTGCTTTTGTTCCTGTTCTGTAAGCGTTTCACCAATCTGCTGTTGGTTTTCCAGAATTTCCGCACTTGTCTCCTGCTGATTTTTAAGCTCCTCTGAAATCTGCTGCTCAGTATCCAATACCGGTTGATTGTTCGGCTGTTCCTGCTGTTGGGGCATTGGAACTGTTCCTGATTGTGTGAGATTTTTGGGAACTTTAAGCTTTATTTCGACAACCAAGCTTTGCAAAGCTTTTTCCCATCGCTTTTTGGCTTTTTCGACAGTCTTCTCTGCTTTTTTCAAAGACTTCTCATCGAGGTCAAAACCAATTGCAATGGCAATATCCCGTATCGTCAAATTCTCACCCCCTCCTGATTTCCTCTGCCTGCATCTGCTGGATATCCATATCGCGGATATACAGCGCATAGAGTTTTAACGCCTCATCCAGTGAGTAGCAGGTTTCCAGCTCCCATTTGGATGCAAGCCCTGCTTTGATGAGGGTGTACATCCGCAGCTCTAATTCCCCGAACCTGCTTGTGTCAAGGTGGCCGTACTGTTCTGGATTCCCAGTCCCCCCTCCTCCTTCCCGAGGTTGCCAAAGAGGGCACTGATTTTCTCGAAAAAACCGCCAAAGTTCTCCTTGAGGACATAAAATGCCAAAAGGTACATATCCTGAATTTCTGCACAGAAAATTTCATCTGCCATTTCTTCGGTAAGATACTCCCCCTTGTCCCTAAGCACGATGTTTTTCGAGCAAAGCAGCTTTTTGAGTAACCTCTCAATCTTATCTCCGCTCACCATCGAAAACGCCTGTGCAATCTGCGGAGCCGCTTCCAGCACATCATCATCTAAGCTCAGCTTTTTATCTCCTTCCAGCAGGGGCGCAAGCGCACCCGCCGCCGGCAGAAGCATTCCAGTAAGCTCACCAGAAAGATTTGCTGCGGTGAAAGCTCCAAAAGGATAAATCAGGAAGTTGATTCCCCCTAGATTTACCTCTCTTCCTTCCATCCGTCTGCTGTAATTGCTCTGCATTATACGTTGCTCCTTTCGGAATCAGCTGTGTAAATCACCCACTGGCGGCTTCCGGCTTTTCTGCCGAAATCGCTGTTTGGTGTTTTTGCTACCCATGCTTCCTCGGCAGAAAAGATAACTTCTCCGCTTTTCTTTTTGATTAACAACGGGAACATCTGTAAATCCCCATCTCTCAATCTCTGCGCAAGGTTGTTCAGGATGTGGTTTGCCTGCACGCCATACAGGTTTGTGATTGTTACCTTCGAGCATGGGTTCGGGTCGAGGGAAACAACAACCGCGCCATCACAGCCGGCGGTTGGAGCTGCCTCTTCTGCCATGTCCTCAATGCTCAAAAAGGCATCATCGGCATATCCGGTAAGGCGGTATGGTCCAAGCCCGATCAGGATGTCCTTGCAATTATAAATTACTCTCTCGCTCATGCTTGCCTCCTTAATACTCTAAGGTGCCGCGCACCTCTACAAAGTGGATTGCACCAGCCAGCCGAGCCGTAAACTTACAGCCTTTCAGCTGTCTGCTCGCCCGTTCCGCCTGTGTCAGCTCCCTTGCCAACGGTACCGTTACGGTGTATCCTGGCACTGCATTGCCGCTATCATCGTACTCTGTTGGATTGATGCCGCCCATTCTCTGTCCACGTTTGAGTGCATAAATCATCTGGTTTTCCACCAGTGCAATGCCTCCATCCGTGTATGGGATTTTGGGATTGGTAACAAACAGATTGTAGATGCAGTTCTGCATGAAGGCTTTCAGCCACCACATAAACCGTACTGTATCAATCCATTCTCCGTTTACTGTTTTTCCTCCCTGCGTGATTGCCTTGCCGCCGTACTCGGTAAAGTAGGAGATATTCTTTTCTTGCAAAGTGCTCATCTGTGTAGCGGTAAGTTCTGCCACAGATACACCATGCAGGGATTTAAATGCCCATGTTTCACTACCCGGCTCAAAGGAAAGGCAGGAAACGGCAAACGCCACGTTCATGTACTTGTTTGCTTCTGTTTTGTTCGGGCTGTAAATTTCAAAGCTGTTCTGATAGGTGCTTGTTTTCAGGCTGCTTGCCTGCTCAACTGTGGTAAAGCAAGCCATCTTCTCGTGAGCTTCCGCCCACTTTGCAATGTCCTCATGCTTCGTTTTCTCAATCCCTGCCGGGCAAATTACAAACCACTCGGTGTTTGCCGATGCTCGCTCCAATGTATCGCTCAGAGCCTCTGGGGTTTCCAGATTCTTTACATTAGCCGCTACAAAAATCTTGGACGGGTGAGGCTGCTGGGAAAACGCAACTGCCGCCGCATCGTAAACAGCTTCGCCCTCTACCCATCCTGCTGTTTTTACCCCCTCCAGAGAGGTGTAGACTCCGATTGCCTTGTAATCGTCCAGCTTTTTGGACGTCGGTTCCGGACCAACAATCAGGATGCTTCCAAAGCCGGCGATTCCGGTTGCCGGAGCTGCAATCTGAATCTGGATATCAACAATATCGCTTAAATTAGTGCTCATTAAGCCTGTGCCTCCTTGCTATAGTTTACTTCTGCACTTTCAAACCAACCGCTTGTGTCAGCAGCTTGCTCGCTGGTGCCTCCCCCGCTCGGTGTCGGTACAGTGCTGTCCTGCCCTGCCGATGGTGTTGTACTGGAATGTCCATACACATCTTCCACAAAACTGATGGAAAACTCCTGCATTGCCCGATACTCATATTTTGCATCGTTGAGCAAAGCGCTGACATCCACCGTGCTTCCCTCCTCCTGCAAACAAATATCGTGCTCCTCTAAAAAATCCTGCCCGGCATCTGAGCCAAGGTAGCGGATAAACCTCTGGAGGTCGCTAACAGCTGTATTTCTGGGAGGAGGTGCGCTCATTCCGGGCTTTCCGACACCTTTTCTGCCGCTAGTATACAGGTTCAGGACAACCCGCCCTGTGCAGTAATACCGCTGGGAGATTTCTGTCTCTCCCGATTCGTCTGGGTGGAGAAAATGCGAAACGTCTGTTAATTTGAGGGCAACAAAAGGATAGGGAGGTTTGACTTGGTTGGTCTCACACCATCGGACGGTTGCCCCTGCAAAATATCGCCGCACCAGCTCCTCCACCTTCAGCTGTGCTTCTTCTGTTGTCACATCCTCACTCCTTCCTGCTCTCCTGCCGGCAAGACTACCCACTGGCACTCCCAGTGCCCGATTGGAGTATGCTGCCACTGGGAAGCCTGCTCACATTCGTACCATTCCCCTTGATAATACAGGCGGTCCGCTGGGGTGCCTACTTGCTGGTTTACGGTATGTATCTCTGATTTTCCAAAACTTTTCACCCTGCGAAGGGAGCGTTCTCCCTCTGGCAAAGCTTCCAGTTCCCGGGCGTTCAGAGATTGGATGTTGAGCCGTACCGCAATATCCCGATATGGGTGGCATCCATCCTGGTCCGCCTTTCCGTAGCGGCGGATGGTGTACTGAGAAGAAAACATCAATCATACTCCCCTTTCTCGCAAACGGTATATGAGATACTGTCCCTCATCGTTCTGGTATCAATCAGCGGATGGTCGTGCCCCTTGCGCTTGATGGTAGAGGGTGCATTCGGGACAAACTGTCCTTCGTCAATGCGTTTTTGTACCTTTTTTTGCACATCGGTTCCTATCTCCCGAAAAGCCTGCTGCGCCTTTTCGTTTCCGCGCAGCACCTTCGCCGCTTCGGATACAGCCGCTTCCCTGATTTCTTCCTCATGTACCTGTACCGTCTGCGCAAAAAATGGGCGGGCGGGTATAGTGCTTGTGCCAAGCTCATTGTATAAAGCAATATCCACAAGGTCGGTTTGAGAGGAGGTCCCGTTATGCCGTTTTCCTTTCTTCCCTCGCTTTAATCCGACACGCACCTGTTTTTCGGACAGCTTTTGCAGCTCTTTCAAAAATCGCTTTCCCTGCGCAGTCACTTTGTCATGCCCTGCCATCTCAATCCCTCCGAACCATAATGGGGATAATTGTCTGTTTTAATCGCAGGTATTCCATCCCATAGGTTGTAAGGGAGAGGGAGGATTCTGCGCCGGCAACACCTGTGTTATTGCCAAAAGAAACAGAGGTCGCACCCTCCGTATAGGACACAACCCCTGTTCTATCAGCAATATTTCCAAATGCTCCCTCCGCACCCAATCCTGCCATCTTCATGCGGTGTGCAGTGAGATAGACAAGTGCCTGCGGGTACTGAGTGCCAAACGCTGTTTCACTCACCAGCTGACTTGTAAGTTCAAGCCATGTTTGGATAAGCCCATCGGGGACCTCGGAAAACTCCGGTGCAATCGTGCGCAATAATGTTAAATTATCCATTACTGTTTGCCTGCGGAACCGCGTCTGCCGCCTTTCGGCTTATCTTCCTCCGACTCGGTCTCCGGCTTGGCTGGTACCTCTGGTTCAGCGGATTCTTCCGCTACTTCCTCCGAAATCTCAATCACTCCACGCTCCTGAAAGAAATCGAGAATTTCGCTTTTTTCATACTCAACCGGCAGCGGCTTTGTCTCCCCCGGGAGGAGGAGAACAGTGCCGATGCTGATAATCTTAGTCCCTTTGTTGGTGATGTTTTTCATTTTTGCAATCTCCTTTTACACGCCGACTGCGATAATAGCAGACAGTGGATAGTAAATCATAGCGCCGACAACTCTGGCTTCGCAAGGTACTACGATTTCCAGATTTTTGTTCTGAGCCGGATGCTGATAAAACGGCATCGGGATTTCGATAGAGAGCTTTTCCACATTGTTGGTATACAGCAGTGCAACACCCTTGCCGTCGCTTGGCTTTGCGTATGGATTACTCTCTACTGCGGTTGCGTTGAGCTCTGCGCAAGGCACAATGGTGATGCCGTCGAGGTTGTCCTGGAGATATTTCAGCACGGAAATGCCGGTATCAGGGATTCTTTTGACAGAGAGGTCCAGATACACATCGGACGGAATTGCCAGCGTATCTGGATGCTCAGTGTTCTGGGTAGCAGCATTGACCTGTGCGATCATGCCGGAAACGTCCTTGATAATCTCATCTACAGTTTTGTTCTTCCAATCTGCCTTGCTCAATGCACCGTTTGGCAGGGAGTATAGAGGAATGTCGTTGTTTTCGGACAGGATACCAACAAGGTTATTTTCCTTGTCGCCCTTCCATGCAACCGAATTGGTAAAGCGGTCGATAGCGTATCTTGCTGCGGAACCCTTTCTTGCATCCAGTCCTTTACCTGCCAGTTTGGAGGCTCTCATGTCCTGTACGCTGTATCCGTAACTGGCACCAATGCCCTTTACCAGCGCGGTTTTGGGCTGACCCTTTACATCTGCACGAGGTAGGTCGGTGGCGTAGTTGCCGATGATTTTGGCAAGACCGGTAGGCTCATATCCGTAGTAGGTTACACTCTCTGCACCCTCTGGCACCTCATGGGTAACAGGGAACATTTTGAGGGCAGTGAGTTCTGGGAAAACTTTGTCGTAGGTTTTGACCTTTACAAAATCAAGCTCCCTTGCAAAGTAGACGCTGGCATCCTCGGCAGCATCAAAATTCATCTGAGGGTTGCTGGCAAGGCTGGCGGAAATGCCAGAGTTTTCAATCGCCTTGCGGTCCTCTGCACTGAATGCGGTGTGCTGTGTTTTGTTCATCGTGTTTCCTCCTTATTTCTGTGCATAAAGCTCGATTGGCGCAATATTGGATAAATCCTTCTCGCCCAAAAAGCGTGCGTTAAGCTGCAAGGTGTTTGCGCTGTCTGCTGCGGTTTTGAAGCAGCCAAGACCGGCACCGTTGATTACCAGATATACAGGGTCGCCATATTTTGGTTTTACACCATCTACAATGCGCACCCAGATTCTGCCGGAGTGCATCACGCTGACGGTGCTCTTTGCCGCTACGGAAACATCGCCCTGTGCGTCCATCTCTCGTACATCTGCCATGATGATACCCTCAAACTTGTCGATAGTAGCACCGGTAGCGGGAAGTTTCACTGTTTTGCCGGCTGTTTTTCCCTGCACAACACCCATGCCAAATTTAAGTCCGGCAGCCTCATTCATACGGCTATCCACAACATGGTCGGTCAGGTCGTACAGTCCGCCCGCTACACCAGCAGGGGTAGACTGGGTGTAATTGGTCCACATGCTCATTACTTGTTACCTCCATCCATTTTTTCAATCATTCTTCTTCTGGCTTCATTCTGCCCGTCAACAGGCTTGTTGTGAGCGGAATCACCGCGGAACATCTGCTGGCGCTGATAGTCTACGCCTTTTCTTTTTCCAACGCTTTCTTTGGCAATATCAAACATTGCATTGATGTAGGCGGTATCTTTGCCATCCAGACGGATGTTCGGGTGCACCTTTTTGATGATGGCTTTCTTTGCATCCATAGGTTTCATTGTCTCGATGCCATCCAGATTGAGTTTGTCGCCTAAGCGAATCAGCTCGATTTTCTGGTTGACATAGGCGTCGATGCTGTCCATATTGAGTGGATCCTCCTGATGCTCGCCTTCATCAGCATTTGCTTCAGCGTTTTCGCCCTCGCCATCAGTTTTCACTTCTTCCTCAGCGGATGCCTCGTCAAAGTCGATTTTTGCCTGAAGCTGTGCAATGAAGTCCAGCAGTTTCTGAATGTCCTCGTCCTGCTGTGCAATCACACCGGATGCCTCATCCATTGTTTCGCAGTCACCGGAAGCGTCCCTGCGGTCACGGCGGTCTTTTACCTCCTTCACCGGGTCAGCCTCGTCCTCGTCTGTGGTCTGCTCCTCTGGATTGGTGCCCTCATCGGTGGTTGGATTACTGTTCTGCATCCGCTGTGCCTGTCTCTGTTTGTACTCCTCCACCAGTCTTGCGATTTCTTCTGGTGTGAGTCCGTCTTTTCTTGCTTTCGACATTTGGTTTCCTCCTTGTTCTTCCCCGTCAATGTTCAAACGGGCTTGCTCTCCCGCCCTTGCCTTTTCAACAAGAGCAAGGTGGTTGATTTGGATATTTCTTTGGATTGCGTCATAAGGCTGTCCGTTCCATACTCCGGGTGTTTCATCCGGTGTTTGGGTGTATCCCAGCGACAGTTCACGCAATCCATAGTCCAACGATTCTGCATCATGTATCACAATCTGGGCGCGGACATTGTCTCCATCCTGAATCCCCTCGCTCAAAATGGTGCCGATGTGCTCCTGCTGTACATTTTCCACATCAACAAGCCCCGCCTCGTGAGTGAGGATGACGGGCTTGCCTTTGTAACTCGCAAGACTTTCGGCGGCGAATACTTCTTCCGGCAGGCGCAGTTCTCTGCGAACGCTTCCGTCCGCGTTGTGATACTCAAAAATACCCACCCTTGTTAAGATGGGATTATCAATCAAATACCCCTCTGGTGTGAAATAGGTATCACTCAGAGGGATGCTATCAAATCTTTGTTCCATCGCTACTCCTTTTTCTCATACGGCACAACAACATTTCGAGGAAATACCGGGATTGCAGTGCACCGGCACCCATAGTCCTCCCCCGGATGGCAGCGCCGTCCGGTTTTGGGGTCGGAAATCGGCGGAGAATCCCAGGAAAACTTTTTGCCGTTGAGCTTCCTGTGCTGATGGCGCACCTTGGAATCCCTTTTGGAAGACCAAATGTACTCCCGGACACCTGCATCTGTCTGTTGTTGCCTTGTAAGCTGTGCCTGCAGTTTGCCAACCTGGTCCCGCGCAATAAACTTTGCTTTGCTCTGACTGACTTTGCAGGTGTGGCGGATGTGCTGCGCCATCTGCTCGGTGGTGGCTCGGTTGGTGATGTCCTCCCACAGAATATCCCTGATTTGCCGGACAAGCTCCTGCGGGATAGAGGAAATCATCTGCATATTCTCCCGAAACCACTGTTCCAGCAGTTCCTTGTAGAATGTTTCGTCATAATACCCCGAAAGGATTTTCACTCCCAGCGTGCGTTCCACCGCCTTGCTCCATCCGCGGTTTACTGCGCTGCGAACCAGATATGCCGCTGTTTTCAGCTGTTCTTCCAAATCAGAACCGTCCTTTTCCTGTTCTTCCTCGGTTTTCAGGTCGTTCATCATCTTGGTAAGGTACAGGTCAATCAGCTGCATCAACCCAACCGCGTCATCGGTACGCAAATTTTGATTTTGTTCTTTTTCAATGACTTTCAGAATTTTGGGAAGCCAACGAAGAACAACCTTATCAAATCGCCGGTACAAATTCGCAAACGTCTGTGAATACTGCCGTTCTGCCGACATAGCGTACTGCGGTGTATGCTTTGACTTTAAGGTATCGTGCCCATAAAACTTGCGTCGGATTTCCTCCTGCAAGGCAGTTCGGTACGCAAGGTCATTCACAAGTTCCACCTCTTTTCGGGTATGAAAAAAGGACGGCACAAAACTGTGTCGTCCTTTAGGAAAGGTTATTTGGTTTTAATGGTCTATTAAGCTACCGGGTTTACACCATTCAGATTCAACTTCATACGGTTTATTTTCTTCTAAACACTGTTTAATAATGTCCATATAGACTTGAGCTGCACAGCGTTCTCCGATTCGACCAAAATCAGTATAATTAAAAGGCATGAAACGTTTTCCAAATTTTTCTCGATAGGCTTTTTTTAATTCAAGCATTTCGTCACTACGTAAAACCTTTGAATCCACCGCTGCTACATACATTTAGCTATCTCCCCCATGTAATTGGCGAAGATAACCATCGCAACTATCAAATACCTCCGGTAAATTTTCACGAAGGAAATCTAATTTCTGAGTATCTTTAAAAGCAACTAAGGAATAGAAGTTAGCGAAAATTTCACTTTCTTTGATCCCTTCCCGTTTCCAATATTCTTCTGAGTGTTCCTGAGGAAATTCATACTTGCTTTCTGAAACTGCGCTGCAAATATCGGATAAAAATCCTTCCTCATCGTTATCAATACAAAATTGTTGAAACTTCTTCGGGTCGGAATCAATCGTCTGTTTTGCACCTTTTACCTTTTCCACAAAATTTGTATCGTTTTCCACATTGAGAAACAGCTTATCAATCCTATGAGAAAGTTCGTGCGTGGTGACAATGGAAAAATCCAAGTCATTGAAAGAGGGTTGTGTTGTATCATAGTAAAAAGCATCTTTCGATTTTGAATATCCAAAAGGTGTATTCTTTGGTAAGTTTCCTTGTTTAAACTCCACTGCCTGCATCATGGTCTGCAAGTATGCCTGACACGGCGCATCCATCTGTTGGGTGAACGCTTGGTAATCGTCTTGCAGCTTTTGAACGTCCAATCTTCCGTCCGAGGTAATATAGTTTTGGGTCGGCATACTGTCGGAGGGCAGTTTCCTGCTCTTCGCCGGCTGCGGCGCGCTTTCTCTTTGCCCGTGTTCAGAGCTTCCTTCGGCTTGCTTGGGCTGACTGTTCTCCGAGGTTCCCTGTTGCTGTGACGGTTGTTCGCCTTGCTTATTTTGTTCTTCTTTTTTTCGGTTTGAGGACCTTTCCCGTTGAGATTCTTTCGGCTTTTCTTTTGATTCCGATTTGGAAGAAGAGCCTCCGCCCTCTCCCGAACCGCCGACCTTTCCCGGGCGACCCTCATGGTTAAAATTTCCGCTGCCCTCCCCGCCATCTTTGGCGATGACGTCCTCGGCAACTCCTGATTTCATTATACCACCTTGCCGCCCTGGTTGTCCAGTGGGTTCCAAAGCTGGATTATCATTTGCTCGCAGTCCTTCCAGCAGCGCCGCCCAGCCTTCCTCCTGCGGGTTTTCCGTCTGATTATCGAGAATACTTTCAACGTCCACCTGCTCGTCTTTGGCAAGCGCCTGACGCACTTCCTCGGGCTGTATCGCCTGCATATCTATGTAGAGCTGTGCCGTTTGTGCCGCTACCTGTGCCCGCTGGGCTTTGGTAAGCTCTACGGTTGCCTTTTCCGTCTCACTCAAGCTCCATAACGGCTTGAAGGTTGGTTTGATATTTCCCGGGTTCTCGATGCTTCCATCATAAACCCCTGCCTGCACAATCGCTTTTATCAGGGTGCGGATATTTTTCTTGAGCATCCGCTTTTGGATACCCTCCACAAAATTGTAGTAGTTTTCCAAATCGCTCTCACCGGTTGCGTTTTCGCCGGCGGGGGAACGCCCGAACAGGATGGTTTGAGGGATGCAGGTAACTGCCGATAAGAGGTTGCAGGTACTTTCCAAAATTTCCTTCGCTCCGGTCATCTGGAAGGTTTTGAAATCGTAGTCCTCACCGTCCATATCCACTGCGATGGAATTGAGCATCCCGCGCGCCTGGTCGATCACATTGAGCCGCTTGAGCACCGCTGTGTCCCCGCCCTCGGCGGCGAGGGTGCTTTGAAGGTTCTTCTGTTTGTATACCGGCTGCACGCTCTTTTCAATCATGTTGGCGGCATTGGTGTGTGTTTTGAGTGCCCGGGACAAATCCTTGTGGATACGGATATACTCCGGCAATCCCCAGTAATAATACTGCTGTGCTGCCCCGTACTCCGGCAAACTGCCGTTTTTAAAAACTAAGCACCTGCTGCGATGCACTCGAAAAGTGCCGCCGTAGGTGCTGGATACATCGAAATATTCTGCTTTCCCAGTCCGGTAGGTATCTGGGTCCGGCTGAACGATTGCCCGCTCATATACTCGCAGCTCCTCCACTGATCGGACGTCCTGCCAGTTCACCGGCTCTTCCAGTCCGCCGCCATCGTCCAGAAGCATAACGATGATGGAGCCGCCAAACAGCCTTGCCCAGCGGATTGCCGTTACAGCCTTTTCCTCCCAGTCCAGCCGGTCAAGCGCGTCGTCTAAAAATTCCCTCAAGTCCGCATCCGAAACATTATATTCCATACCATGTTTCAGTGCTTCTTCTGCCGGTCGGTCAATAATCTTGCTGAACAGTCCATTGTTTTGGTACTTCTCAGCAAGGTCATAGTCGGGTATCCACATTTCCCCCGTCTGCGCTGTCTGCGACTGATACAGCCGCATAACATCAGAAAACCCGTCTGCTCTGTATTCCAATTCTTTCCCTCCCTTTTAAATCAATCCTTCCAGACTAAAGGAGGAAGAATTGTAATAGGTGTTTGCCTGCGTCTGCGCGTCCACCTGGTCGTCATTTGCACCGTTCGGGAATACTGCGTGTTCCTCAACGAAATCATGCACCCAGGGCGCGATAGACGGGTCGGGCAAAAATACATTGCCTGCCTCGACTACTGCGGTTACGGCATTGGCGCGCACAATCTTGCCGCCCTCCGGCTCCACCGGAATCAGACCCGGAATTTCTTTTCGCAGTACATCAATGACCGCCGTTCCGTTTGCCTTATCCTCCACGAGCTTGCGGATTGCCTGCGGCCACTTGGCAGAGAGGGAGCGGATAGCACGCAAAGTCTCGGTAAAACTCATGCGTCCACGCACCTGGTCGAGCAAGTAGCGGCTGCTTCCCTTTCTCGCCCAAACCTGCCCTACCACATAGTCTGAGGATTGGGCATCCTTGAAGGTGCAGTCCCATGATTGAACAAAATCATACAGCCCATCCGGTAGAACTTTGTAGTAGTTCCACCACTCGCGCTTAAAGGTTCCACCTTCGCCCGGTGTGGGGTGCTGCTGATACAGTGCCGCCCAATCGCGGCTGCCGACTGTCACCTTCATCTTTTCGAGGGCTTCCTCATCGTATTTCCACTTCCAAAGTGCCTCTCCTTCCTGCCGCACATCGTAAGGTTTGGGCGGATATTCGCATACGGCTGGCAATTCCAGTATTGTCCACTGGTCTGCGCCTTCCTGCGCTGCCTTAAGCAATTTCCCTGCCAAATCGTCCTCGTGCCATCTTGTTAAGGTCAACAAAATACACCCATCCTTTTCCAGACGGGTGTAGAGGGTTGAGGTGTACCAATCATATACTTTTTCTCGCATGGTGGCGCTGTCTGCGTCCTCGCGGTTTTTCACCGGGTCATCGATGATGATGTACTCACCGCCCATACCGGTAATACCACCACCGACACCAGAGGAGCGGTAGGTTCCTCGATGATTCACAATTTCAAAAATATCACTGTTCCTCAAAAAGCTTCCCTTTGCCGTACTGCGGATATTTTTTCCAAACAAATGGCTTTCTGGAAAAAGTAGAGAATATTTTTCGCTATCAATCAGCCTTTGCACATCTCGGTTCATGCGGCTGGCAAGGTCGGCAGAATAGGAGCAGGAAATGATAGAAGTATCCGGGTTGCGCCCCAGAAGGTATGCCGGAAACTTACGACTTACCAGCTCGCTTTTGCCATGCCGGGGAGGCATAAACACCATAAGGCGGCGGATCTCTTTGCACGCCAGCTTATCCAGATAATCGCATAGGAGACGGTGATGCCAATTCATCCGGTAATTATCATCGACATACAGCACAAAATCCCCCATCGTTCTTCTGGCAAGCTCTCGCCGCGCTTCTTCCATCAGCACTTGCCTTTGCTCTTTTGTCACCACTACCGTTCCCCTTCTATAAACTGCCGCAGCTCCTCACTGCTGATTTCCTGCAATATCCGTTCATGGGTATTTTCTTCCTTCGGCATCTGTGCCTTCTGCGTCCTCAAGATTCGCAGTTCACTCAAATATTGCCTCTTTTCCTTTTGTACCTTGGTAAGCTCCGCCTGAAGCTTCTGAATGACGTCAAAGACATCTCGCGTTCTTGTCGTTGTTTCCACCTGTTTTGAGCGGCTATCCCTTGCCCCTTCGTTTTCCACTACTCGGCGCGTTACACCGTCCAGCGACAGTCCGTTCTTCTGATCCTGGTATCTTTGGATAGATTCCAGCAGCTGTCGTTCCCGACTGGTCAGGAGGATAATCTCGTCAATGATGATAGATTCCTCATCCGCAAAATCCATCCTTTGCAATCGCTCCAGTTCTTGCCGGGGTATCATATCCATCGTAGGATTTGCATACAGCCCATGCTCGTAGCGGTTTTTGTTGCCTTTTTGCCCTCCCCGCTTTCTTTTTGCCGGTTTGGATTGATTGGTAATGTTACCATTCGTTTGTATGGTATTACCATTTGATTTGGTAACATTTGGTAACGCTTCCCTGTTCTCCCATTTGTCCTGATTTTTCCATTTTCGGACCTGATTTTCTGATACGCCCAATTCCTCGGAAATGTTCTTGATTGTGCGACTTTTTCCAGATTCCAGCCACAACTCAAACGCCTTGTCTCTGTTCGGACTTCTTGCCCTCGGCACCTCTCACCACCTCTCTATCCGGTCGATTCGAACCTTTATTTTAAAATTATTTTGTTGCACCTGTTTTGTCCGTTCTGCGAGTGAAAAAGTAAAAGAACGGAGTATCTCCTAAAGCCAGGAGGAGTTTAATTACATACTGCCCTACAATCATAGCGGGCAGATTGTCTACAACACCATAAAAAGCAATTGTAATAAAAATAATGGTATCAACAAACTGGCTCGTCATGGTGCTCAAGTTGTTTCTAAGCCACTTCTTTTCCCCATTGCACTTTTCTTTCATCTTGTGGAACAGGAACACATCCAGGAACTGGCTGACGCTGAACGCTCCTAAAGATGCCAGTGTCATACGCAGTCCTTGATTTAGGACAAGCTGTAATGACTCCTGCAGTGGTTTGCTTACTTCCTGCGGCGGGATTGCCAAGGACAAATATCCCAACGCCAAAAATATCAGCTGAACAATGATTCCTATTTTAACGCACTCGTTTGCTTCTTTCTTGCCCCAGATTTCTCCGATAATGTCTGTTGAGAGAAATGTCAGCGGATAGGTCACGATTGCCCCTGCTACTGTAAAGCCTAGTACTGTGATGATTTTGCCTCCGAAGAGGTTGGACATCACCAGACCAATCATAAAAATGCTGTTTAGCAAAATCAGGTTAAAATTTGTTTTTCTCATTTCCTTACTCCATCCATGTACTTTTGAAATTTTACCCATTCTCCCATATTGTGAGAAATTAGTTTGCCGAGGTCTACCTTCCGCCCTTGTTTGTTCAGTTTTTTTGGCTCTATGTGGTCTTTGTTAAAAGTGTGAATCTGCTGTCCTCTGGCAGCTGCAATCGTCCATGAGGCACTGTCTACAGAGTAAAATTCGTATTCGTTTAGTGATTTGGTCTTTGTAAATCCCAACCCATGTACTTTTACACCCCGAACTGCTGCATAATGTACCAGCTTCTTTATCAGCTCGTATTCCTGCTTCTTTACATGGAACACCAGTCCTCCGATTGCAACATATTTGTATTCCCTGCACATTTTCTTCCAGTACTCTACCCCGCGCCCTTTATGCCAGACAGGTATGCACTGTCTGCCGGTTGTCCGTTCCATCTTCCGGCGCCATTCTTCTACCTTCGCCAGCCCGAAAATGTTGTCCACATCAATTTCGATAAAATGCTTCACCTTGTACTTCACGATAAAATCAATGTAGCGGTCCACATAGGCTTCCATCTGCTCCAACGTCACCTTTTGGCCGTTCATGTAGCTGAATGCTCCGCTATCCAGTAGGAAGTTATCGTTGCCGACCGCCTGCATTGCCTTCAGGCAGGCTTTTTCTCCGTTGAAGAAGGTTTCCAACACATACCGTGGCTGATATTTCCGAAAAGCCTCGTCTCTGGTCTCCCGGGACATTCCCTGACCGGTAGATGCGAGAAATACTCTCACGGTGTAAACTCCTTTCCGCAGTGCGGACAAACAATCTTTTTGGGTGTCCTGTCCTTCACAATCTCGGTGTCCTGCAAAAAATCCTCATCGCTTACGCTCAACTCATCCATCGCCATGTCCGGAAAGTCAAATACTGTCATGTCGATATTCAAAATATCCGCCAATTCATCTGCCAATTTGTCCGGGTCCCACGAGGAGAATTCCGCGACTTTGTTATCTGCCAGCCGGAATGCTTTCACCTGTTCTTCCGACAAATCTCTCACGCAGATACAAGGCACTTCCTCCATTCCCAGCTCCTTTGCCGCCAGCTTTCTGGTGTGCCCGGCAATGATTACATCGTTTTCATCGATGAGGATTGGCACTTTAAATCCAAACTGCCGGATTGATTCAGCAACTCTCTCCACCGCATCCTCATTGTTTCTCGGATTGTTTTCGTATACTTTGAGTTCATCGAGTCTGCGATAGACAATTTTTAACTCTTCCACATTTTCCCTCCTAAAAAATCGCATGAAAAAAGCCGCACCTTTTACAGCGCAGCTTTTTCCTCTGGGTTTAATATTAAGTTTGGCAGTATAGTTATTATACCACATCCTTTTCTTGCTTTGTTCCCAACTTTTTCCCATCGTCGGTAGCATCCATGTCATAAAAAATGTCTGCTCCAAAAAGCATCACGGACAGCTCCTCTGTTGCAAGGTCAATATCCCGGAAAACTGTACTTTTGGAAACCGATTCCTTTTCTGCAATCAGCTGATAATCCTTCCCTTCCAAGGCATAGGCTTTCAGCACCCGGAATCTTCGTTGTTTTTCTGCGTTCCCCTTTTCGCACTGTAATCTATATAGCTCCAACATCGACTCTGTTTGCTCCACCAACGCCTCGGTTCTCCCTGCGGAGATGGCTAATCCCTCCAAGTAAACGTCCTGCCGGCTAGAAAGTTGCTGCGAATAAACTCCCTGCGGGTCGTTTTGTGCCGATTCCAAAACCTTTCGCACATCAAATACGGATTGTGTTGCATGGTCCCTAAATCTCTGGAGGTGGTCCAAGAGCAATCTTGTATTTCTCAACCGCCAATCCCTCCTTTCTTTCTTCGCTTTTTTTCTCTGCCCCTCTAGGGTTTCCATTGTCACTTTCGCTGCCTGTTCTGCTGCAAGTCTAATGATTTCCTGTTCCGTCAATCCCATAGCCTTTTACCTCCCCTTGATGCAAAGATAATTTTCTGGTAAACTAATATTGTCATATATTTCTTTGCAGAGGGGGAGGGCTTCGGCTCTCCCTTTTTTGCTGCTATTTTTTGCGTTTGTACGGCTTCGATTCTATGATTTCCACAGCAACAACCATGTTGTCGATTCTGGCATCCATGCAAGGGAGCTCATAGTGTTGCGTGCTGTTAAGCTCCTCTGATTTTAAATCAAAGTGCAAAATCCTCCTGGTTGGGTCAATTTCCATGTTGCACTCGTTTTCCACAAATGCACTAATATCTCTCGGGGTCAACTGGTCTGGGTAAAACGCCAAAACATTCTTCCCAAACTGATTTCCAATCACCGCAAAAGAAATGTATCCTTTGTACGGTCCGCACTGCAAAGTCACCCGGACGGTCTGCTCCCAGTCCTGTAGGTTGGATATGTTGTTGTAAAATTTCATAACCACTCCTCCGTTATTCCTCAAGCAATCCAGATTCTGATTTGTCGTCAGAAGGATTTAGCATGCTGCGGATAAGCCTATCGTTTTCCGCCTGTAATTTTTCGAGCCTGTCCGCTGCCTCATCCAGCAGCGTCCTCTTGCTCCGGCTGGGTGTTGAGCGCAGAGCTTTGATGATTTCTTGGGTTTTCATCGCTGTCCTCTCCTGTCAATAATATTGCTTCCAGAATCAGCTTTTCTTTTCCAAGTTCGACAACTTTTAGAATTTTATTTTCCCCAATTCCTTTGAGTAGCAGAGTTTTTATATCCTCCAGCCGATTTATTTCCTCCAGTGTTCCGTAGGTGTTGGCACTTGCCTTTATCCACTCATGGATTTTGTCCGAAAAATCAACGCTTGATGCTGCTGCAATTTCTGTGTAAAGCATCTCTAAATTCATTTGTTCGTTTTTCATAATTATTCCTCTCTTGGCTCAAAATAGCTGCAATAATCATCAGCTTTCGTCAGCTCTTGCCGATAGCAATCTCCCTCACTCCAATTTTTGCACTCCCCACATCTTCCAATCGGCGGAGCAGGGCGGGCGTTGTGTGTTCTCAGTGCGTCCATCACATCATCTCCGCTGATTGCGTAAGTGCAATTATCGCACTCGATAAAGCAGCCACCTCCGTACTCCGGTAAATTTACGATGCAGTGCTTATGTGCAGGGATTTCGGTAATGGTTACATCGTCTCCGCACAGCGGGCACGGCAGCACAATGCCCTTTGCGGTACATTCTTCCTGTGCCTTCTTATCGCCCGTCAGGGCGCGGCGGATGAGTTCTTTGTTGTTCATGGCTTAATTCTCCTCCTAATCCATCATTGCACCACAGCTGGGGCAAAATTTTTCTTTGATTGCCGATTTTCTGCTACATATTGAGCAACGATAAAAGGCCGCATCTCTGTAGATGGGTTCCCCAAAATCATCCAGTCCGTAAAATGCAGGTGTTATCCATCCTTCCCACCGCCCATGCACCACCGGCGCAACGTCGGCGGCTGGAATTTGATTTATAGCATCACACATCATATCATACTCTGATTTTGATAATTCAACAGCAAAATCTACTGCTTCTTTTGCTTTTCCTTTTGCTATATATTCTGGCATTTGTTTTCCCCTCTCTTCCAGTCTCTCCGCTGTGGCTTCTTCCTTCAGCCACCGCATCATGCACCCCACGCACTTTTCCTGTGGAATCTCTCCGCCTGAATCTGCCATTGCCATACACTCTGGCAGGTTGCGGCAGTAGTTGAATTCCCTTTCATTTTCAGAAAGTCTCACCAAAAATCTTGCCAGTTCTTCCACGCTGGCGCTTATGATTTGTTCGTAGCGTTTCATCATTTTCCCTCCATCCAATCATCTTTCCACAGGTCCACCCCTGTGTATCCTTCAAACCATGCTGCTACGGTATCAAACCACAGCTCGTCTTTGGCTGCCTCCTCTGCAAAATCGTTAAGGAGCTGGATCAACTCAACCAGACGCTTGGCTCCGAATCCATAATCATCATGCAGCACCTTAAACACCATTGCAAAGTTGCGCCGGATGATGTTATCTGCCTCTTTCTTCATCATCTGCTGCCCGGATTTGGTGCGCAGATAGGCTTGCTGCCGATGGTAGATATTTCCCATTGATTTCATAGTGTTTCCTTCCTCTCGCAAACCTCATAGCACCGGCACACTTCTTTTTTGGCATAGCTTTTGATGTCCGCTTCCAGCTTTTGGGATTCTCTTTTTGGAAACTCCGTTTGGTATCTGAGGTTGGTATGTACGATTGTCCTTGTAATCTGCGGCACAGCCATCACCAGCACATCCAGATTGCAGCCTTTCCAGATTACCTTGTCGATGATTGCATTGATTACGATTTTGAGCTCTCGCTTGATTTTGCGCTCCAACCAAAGTCTCTTCTGCTCGATGTCCTCTTTGTATGTGCGCAGATTTTTACCCTCCATAGCGTCTGCCTCCTGTGCTTTTATTTCCACTTTTCCCACACCCCTTTTTCGTTGTGGTATCCCAACATCCCAAGCTTCTGAAATTCTTTAAGCTTCTTGTTTACCTCATCCATCGGGCAATTTTTCATTTCCGCTACCATTTTTACGAGCTTGTGCCAGCTTTGATTTGGGTTTTCTCGAATACACAAAGATACTAATGCGCGGGTGGCTCCTCCGAAATCCATGTTCCAGTATCCGATTTCTTGCCCTGAATCCGTCTGTTCGTCGTACCCTTTTTTGTGATTTGTATGTTTTCTTTTCTAAAATCCAGTAAACTGCCTTTATGCTCAACGTACCTCGTTTGGACTTTAGTTAGATAATACTCCAGCGTTGGCGTATTCCCGTCCTTTCTTCTGGCAAGCACTTCTCCATTGACATTGATTAAGACCTCCTGCAACTGTTGTATTTTTTCCATGTCCTCCTCTGACACTAATACTTCGCTGATTTCGAAGTTTTCCATCGGATTTACTGTAAAAACAGTCCTGTACGGTGGTTCCCCTCTTACTTCTGAAACGGGGTTTATCAACTCACCGTAACAGGCGCATTTTCCTGCCGCCACAAACTGTCCGTACATTCGTCGGGCAACTCTAATCCTCACTTGTACTCCCTCCCCGATTTGTCATGCCGAATTTCAATCCGGCGGATCAAGGAAAAACCTGCGGCGGAAAGCATGAGCTTTACCGCCTTGATAAGTTTTTCTGCCTGTCTGTCACAGTGTTCCTTCTCGCTGTCTGCGTCTTTTATTGCAAGAAATGCTGTAGTGTCTTTATATCCGCTTGCATTGTAGAGCGGATTTTTCCTACTGTTCATCTCATCACCCCAGTTTCTGTTCCATTACACTCAGGAGCTTTCTAACAGCTCCTCTGACTTTATCCGCAGTCGGTCCTTCCATCTTTGCAATCAGCTGGTTGATTTGGTTATAGCTGTCTTGAAAGGATTTAAACTTTTCATCAAAGACAATCAGTTCTTTGCTTTGTTCACTATTCGCCTTACTCTGGAGCTGCCTGTTCTTTTCCTCGGCTTCTGTCGCCTTCTGCTCGGCTTTTTCTTTTTCAGCTCTTAGTTTCTCGATTTCCTGTGCAAAACGTCTCTCTGCCTGTTTCTCGGCTTCTGCCTGCAATTCTCCAATGACCTGCTGGTCCACTTCTGGCTTTTGGTTTTCCAGCTCCTCCATTTTCCGCTGAAGCTCCTGAGCCTTTTTCTCACTTTCCTTCTGCTTTTCTTCCGCAGCCTTCTTTTCCGCTTCCAATCTCTTTGCTGCATCAATTTTAAGTTGCAGCGATTTTTCGTATCCGGCATTTCGGTTTACGCTTTCGTTAAGCTTATCCTGCATCCTCTGCCGCTCACTGATAGCAATATCAAGCTGGGAAGCACTTTCGGTGGCTTGCCGTTCCTTTTCTTCCAGCAGATGTTTCAGCTGCTGTTGCTGCTGTTTAAGCTCCTTGTTTTCCTGCAAGGCTTCTTTCAGGTCCCGGGTGGACATACTCTCTACATCGTGCTCTGATACAAACTCCTCTCGCTCCTCTGGTGGAAGCACGGTAAGTGCAAGGGCTTTGGAAACATCCAGATTCATAATCGTCTGTGAATTTGTCAGCGTGGTAAACAGGCTCCCCTGGTCGTTCCCGTACTCCTTGTAAAGCCGCATGAAGTTGTTTGCAGTGGACTGGCTGTAGTTCACATTCACCTTCAGCCAGTTTCCCCACTCTCCATGTGGAACAAGGTCTTTTGCCTCCAGCAGGCGCTCCCCGATTTCGATAGCGCAGCTTACTGCTGTGATTTTTGCCTGTCGGTCAAAGGTTACAATCTCCACCGCAAGCTGTTCCAAGCGTCCTTTTGCTTCGATTTCTTCAAAGCTCATATTTTCGATTTCGTACATTTTCATATCCTCCTATGCTGCATTTACTTTAATACGCTCTTTTTTCTTTTTCTTCGGATTTACCACTTTACTCATCCATTGCTCAACGAACTTCTCAACTTCTTTTTGCATTTTATAGCCGTTCTCTATATCGTTTCGATAGCCGCGGCACTGAACCAACCTGTCATTTTTTCCAAGTTCCAAGGTGTAATAAGGGGTATCTGGCTCCGATTTCTTTCGGATGCAAAACAGTTTGCACCTTCCTTCGGCATAAGACGAGGCGTACCCTGCCACACAATGCTTTAATTTTGTCCCTTCTGCTACCAGCTCTTTTAGCGTTGCAATCGGTCGGATAAGGAAACCGTCCTGTTCCCATGCGTATTTCTGAGCTTTCTTTGCCCTTCTTTGGATTCCTTCTCGAGTTCTTCCATCTTCTTTCTCCTTCAGCAGAACTGTTACCTCATCGTGCGCCTCTGCCAAATTTTTGGGTCTTAGGATTCTGTCTTCTTTCATGTCATACCCAAGTTTTTTGCAAGTTTTCAGATAGTCCAGCCAGTCGCCTAAAATCATATCAGCCCGCCTGTCCTCCGGAACCTCCGGTCGCAGCTTCTCCTGCTTTTCCAAGTAGTTTTCAATCTTTTGGAGTGAAAGGTATCTCGCAAGCTCCGGGAGCCGCATATGATAGCCAGATTTTTGATAGAGCCGGCAGAAAACATCGACATCTGCGTTTTTCTGATACCTGATGATTTTTCGATATGTCTCAACCTGTCCCCAGCTTGGGTTAATACTGAGGATTGCCTTCAACGGCTGCCCTGATAGCCCAAACATCTCCGCAGGTGTTTTTCCTTCCGGAATTTTGTGTCCGTACCGGCTCACGCTTTCCTCCAGCATCCGGTATAATCCCATCTTTGCCATATACTCCACCTGCAGTGGTGTCCGCCAGCAAGCGTCAATCAGCAGGCAGGCATCCTCTTTTATGTGCGCCGCTATGTCTTCCAGTGGGATGTACCTCAATCTGGAATCCTTTTGTCGAACTGTGTTAAGACTTTTCGGGTAAATCTTGCAAGGCATCGAAAACCTTTCATCCACCTTGCAAAATCGCATCTCACCAGTCTGGAAGAAATTCTTCCACTCATAGAAGCCGGTGTAGCAGCTCTTCTGTGTACTGTAAAAATACCGCCCGATTTCCTTGTGATAATACTGACTGCTGTCCTTGCCTCCGCGCCCGTCCATCACTGAAACAACATCAAAATACCGGGCACACCAACCATCCTTTGTGGGCTGGATATAAACAAAGTGACTTTGGTCCTGCATTCGCGCCACCTTGTCCCTGTATTTTCCGTTTGCAATGAGGGTGACTTCGCTGTGACAATGAGGGCAGATTGCCGTTCCTTTGTGTTTGGCTCCTTGGATATCCACCATCTGATTGCAGTAGGAGCAAAATCCTTTCTGGATTTTCTTTCCCTTTTGGTAATTGTAAAAGATGTACCGATAAGGCTTCATCACCTCGTCCCGTATCCAGTCCAGCACCTTCTGCGGCAACGGGTGTATCTCTTTCATTACCTCGTCCACCATCTTTCTGGTTCTGTCATGGCGGCGCTCCAACTCGCTTTTCCTTATTGCTTCCTGATACCTTTTCAGGATAGTTACTCCACCATTTCCTGAACTTACAAAAGGGAACGGAGCATTGTTTTTACACCATGCCCGCACCAGATTTGTGTCCTCCGGCATCATGTGATACCAGCCATACCCGTCCAGTGCATTTGCTATCGTTGCATCACTTGGTTTTTCCCTGCCTGGGAACTGAGAAAACAGCTCGTCCGGTTTTTGGAATGTGCGGTAAACCGGAGCTCCTGAACTGCTGTATACAGTAAAAATCAGTGTATCCCCCTCTGTTCTTGCTCCTGCTATGTAGTTTCTGCCTTTGCGGTGATAGCCACAAAACGTTTTTTCGCTATACTCCGGTACTTCTATTGCCGGCGCCGGATCGTAAGGGAGTGCCATCCATTCCCGTTTTTCTGCCAAACGCATACTGCCTGCCTCCTACAACAAATCTTCCAAGGAAAAACTAAGCTCTGTTGCTTCTTCTTGCTGTTCCTCCTGCGGCTCTTCCAGAACAGCCTCAGAAGCACCAGCTTCAGCTTTGCTGATTCCGTAAAACTCGCAAACCAGTTTTTCGGAGAGCGCATCGTCCATCTCAAAAAATCCGCCCTTCTGGTGGTTTCTGGCGTAATCTCGAATCTTCTTTGCACAATCCGAAAGAGCCATCCCCTTCTTTGCAAGGTCCTGCTCTACAATCTCGGATGCTCCCTCATTTCCCTTGCACAGTTCCAGCAGTTCCATGCCGATGCAGTGTTCCAAACTGCCTTTTTGATACTGTTCCATCTGCTTGTTTAACTGCTCCATTGTCATTGTGATTCCTCCAATATTCTGAAACGTCTGTGATTTTGAATGATGTTTTATCAGGATAGCCGGCTCCATTTCCTGATTTTGTTTCTCTTGCGGTGGACAAAGGGATTTCATCCACTCAAGCCAGCGCCTTGTCCACCGCGTTGGCTATGGAGATGGCTGCCATCGTGCAGAAATCGCTCCATACTTCCCATGCCTGGTGTCGGTAGAGGAGTTTTTTAAACTCCCCCATAAAGCCCGCTGACCGCTTTTCTAGCTGTTGCTGCTGTCGCTTAGACATTTTTATCATCCTTTTCCAAAACAGCTCCGCACAGTTTCGGGTCATTTAGGCATGGCTTTTTGCATCGTGCGCTGTTCGTGCAGTCTTTGTACCCGCAGTCCGCACAGCAAAATCTTCCTCTTCTACGGTCACAATAAAAAATTTTACATTGTCTTTTTTTCGCTTTCATAGTGCCCTCCATAGGTGACATACTGCTGCAATGCCTCAAAGTCGATTGACGACGAACATGGCTCTTCTTTTCTTCTCGTGCGTTGTCCGTTGGACACCGAGCGTATGTTTTGCCGGAACTGTTCCGGTGTCGTAATACCTTCCCGGAGACAATTATCTAATACCGCCGCTACATACCTCCAACTTTTTGCTCCTGACAGTGCTGAATACTCAATAACTTCCCTCATCAGCTCGGGAGTTACTTGTTTTTCTTCCAGATAAGCGCCGATTTCCCGTTCCACTGCTATCGTCGTCGGAGCCATATTCTGTTCAAAACAGCGTATCATTTCTTCACGCGCGCGCGTAACGACAACAACAACATTTTCTTTACTTTTCTTTATGTCATAATTCTCGGAATAACTAGGGTTTTTCTCGGAATAACGGGGGTTTTTCTCGGAATTATTTAAAATAGGGTGCATTTTAATAAAGCTTTGCGTTTCTTCTTTTGAAAGAAGCCAAAACTTTGGATTGACGACGACCGGGTTTTTACTGGCTCGGGACTTTACAGCCAACTGAAATCGTCTCTGTATTGAGGTGGACGTGAGGATAGTGTCCGACTGAAAAAGTTTGTTATCAAACAGTGACCGTTCCAATAAGAATTTCCTCATCTGCCCTATTTTTTCAGGGCTCATACCCAGCTCGGAGGAGGTAATATAATCAAAATCCTCGTCTACCTCCAGGTAGTAGCCATGTCCCTTATAAATCTCACACAGCAGGTATAGATAATAAGTGATGCCATCTGCACCGAACCTGCCTTTTAAAATCTTGATTTTGCGGTCCGAGAAAAAATCCACATCCAAAGAAAAGTACGCTAAGCCTTCCTTTTGTGGACGTGCCATACTTTACCTCTTTCTGACCATATTAAAACGGGAGGTCTCCCTCTTCCTCTGGAACTTCGGTGAAGTCTTCGGGAGCTCCCGAAGAATAAGTGATTGGGGGATAGTTCTTTGTATCCGCTGCCGGTCCCTGCTTCTGTGAGTTGTCCCCTGCAAAATACGCCTGAGATACCAAAACCTCTACTGCCTGCCGCTTGTTGTCGTTCTTGTTCGTATAGTTGCGGACCTGAATCGAACCTTCCAGTGCAATCATCTTGCCTTTGGAGAAGTACCGGCTGATGAACTCTGCCGTCTGTCTCCATGCAACGCAGTTGATGAAGTCTGTCTGTTTGTCTTTGTTGCCGCTGTAATTGCGCTCAACCGCTACCGTGAACGATAGCACAGAAAGGTCACTCGTTGTTTTCTTTAGCTCTGGGTCAGCGGTCAGCCTCCCCATTAAAACTACCCTGTTCAGCATTCTATTTCCTCCATTTCAGGATTTTGCAAAGCTGTTCATCCAATCTAATGCCCTGCAAATGATATTTTTCGTCGAAGCTCTTTTGCCCCATCTGGTCTACCTCCTGATGATGCTGTCGGCATAACGGCTCAACCAACTGCCCTAGGTGGTGCATCTTCCTGCGGTCTCGCCCCATGCCTACTCGCTCCACTTCGTGAATGTCTGCCTTTTTGCCACAAACAGCGCATCTGCGATTGGCAACGCAGGCATATAGATATTTTTCTATATCCTCGCACTGCTCCAAAAGGCTGACCTTGCAAGGAATGGCATTGGTAACACAAAAGTCAATCAGGTGAGTGATGAAGTTTCTTGCTGTTGTCATGTCTGCATCGGACAGGCTAAAGTATTGTGTTCCGTCCTCCTGCTGGGATATAAAATCGTACTTCATCAATTCTTTCAGTTCCTGCGGCTCGTAGCCCGTCCAGTCGGAAATATCGCGGATAAGAGCATAAACCTTGCGCCTTTGTACCGCACTGATTCTCCGACCGTCCTCGACCCTCACAGAGCACTCTGTGACGCTATGAGTTTTAATGTATTCCGAATCGGAAAAAGGGACAATGAGAGTTAAAGCCTGCCCATCATAGTCCTGTATGTACCCTGAAAGCCATCCTTCCTCCATTATCCCTATCCTCCTTTTGCTTTATCGTTCCGGCGGCGGTTCCAGCCCTGCGAAGAAATCATCCTCGATGTTGTTTCCGGTCGGAATCTCTGTTGACTGTGCCTCGTATACCGGAGCCTGTGCAGGCTCAATCGGTGTCGTATCGTTATCTACATACTCCGGTGTGCCATCATCCCGGATAGCTGCCATATCGTTTTCCATCGCCATCTGAAGTTCCGTAGACATGATGCCCCATTTGGAAATCAGCTGGCGCAACATCGTTTTGTATGCCATAGCATCAAAATCCTTGTACCAGAAAGAGGAGTATTTCCACATATCTTTTTGAGGAACTTCCCCTCTTAAAATTCTTTGGTGTGCTTCTGCACTGTATGCCTGCGAGTATTGGTCAGCGTGCGATTGCATCTTTTCGTAGCTCCAATACATTGCCTTCTGGAACCCATTCAGATACTCAAACATGGCATAGTAGCCAATCGTCTTTGCCTGCTCCCTCTCACGCTCATCCTGAATAATTTCTACCTCGATTACCTCGTTGAGAGGATCAAAGTGTTTCAGTTCCCCTTCTTTGATGGCAATCACATTGATTTTTTTGTAATATCCAGAGCGGATTGCCAACTGAATATAACCTTTGTAGCCAAGCTGGAACTGAGCGATTACCGCTAAAACATTGCCGTTTCTGTCCTTCTTTTTATACGGCACCATGTAATACTGTCCCAGTTGAGGAGAAGGGGAAAGATTCAAAGCCTCACCCAGGAACGCACAATTCAGGATAGACATTGATTCGCATTCCTGCAGCGCCGGGGAGTTGGTAACTGCGGAAAGGATAGCGGTCATGAACCGCTGTCCGCCTTTGCCACCAATTACTTCATTGATTTTCTTTTTGATTGCATCCTGCGTTAAAAACACGCTGAACGACGGCTGTTTTTTCTCACCTTTTACCAAGCTATTTGCCATTACTCAACCCTCCCGCATCGAATGTGATTGCGAATTAGAAATTCTCTAAGCGCCTGCTTCTGTGCCGGTGTTACCCATACACGAAAATCCAGAACTTGAAGGTCTGGCTGTGCGCTGATTTTGGGTTCTTCTGCGATTCTTTCCGGCTCAACTTCTGGTTCAACCGCTACTGGCTGCGGCTTTACTACTACCGGCTCAGCCTGCTGCTTTTCCAGCCTAGCTTTCGCTTTCTGAGCTTCTTCGTAACGGTGCTTTTCTTCCATCGCCGCACTCATGTCCAGCGTATCCAAGTAGGTGGAAATCATCTGTTCGGTGCAGGGTAGCTGCATTGCTACGATAATACCAATGTCGTTGTGGGTTTTGCGGATAGCTTCCAAAATCTCACGCTCAATATCCTTTACCGGATAGGTGGCATTGAGCCAACGCTCATTCCATATTTTTGCAAGAGGCAAGATTTCTTCTAATTCCCCGATGTTTTCTGCAAAAAACTCCTCAATCGCCCGCCGCTTCTCCTGCTTTTTGATTTCGTCAAAAGCCTTGATTTGTCTGTCGATGGCGCTGATCGGAGCATCCACCATCTGTTCCAGCTCTTTCATCTTATCCTCAAACTCGGAAAGTGGTTGATTCCACTGGCGCTTTACAGATTTCCTGCTGTCGGAAAGAGCAGTTTTAAATTTGTTGAGGTTTGCTCTGTCCGCCTTGGCTTCTTTGATTCCGCCCTCTGTAACTACCATGTTCCGATAAACCTGTAATTTGCCTGCCAGCTCCTCTTTGATTTCCTCGAAGTTGAAGCTGATTTGCGGCGGGATAGCTTGCTCGATTGAAGGTGTCAGTCTGACTTCCATTCCTTGTTCCTCCTTTAAATCTCCGGCAAAATCAACGCCGGTCTGACTTTGGTTTGTACCGCCTGCCAAAAGGCGATTTCTTTTTCTTTTAAGTAAGCAATGTCCTCCAACATATCGCATCGTTCGAAGCGGTAGTGCCGGACTGTTACCTTTCAGCCATACTCGCTGCGTTCCCGGATTCTGGCTTTCAGGATTGCAAACTCATATCCTGTGGAGAGCATCTGGTGGACAATCTGTGCATAGTAGTAATCCGGTATCTGCCCGTTCCACTTTTTCCAATCAACAGAGCGTCGGATTTCGGTAGTTTTGATTTCCAAAATCCCCTTCCTGCCATTCTGGTCGGTAAGCTCTCCATCCAGTGTTGCAAAGATAAAAGGGCAATCCGGTTCATTTGCTTTCATGCCAAATTCATCATAATCAACATGGAATTGTGGAAAATCCAGCTCAAACAATCTTCTGATAGCCGCTTCCGATTCCTTCCCAAAGCGAACCGCTTCTTTGTCCGAAATATCTTCCGGCTCTGCGATTCCGGTTTTTTCTTCCCACAGCTGCACATTGCTTTTCCAAGGGGAGATTCCAAGGACGCTGGCGGCATCGCTGCCGCCAATCCCTTTCCGCCGTGCCTTGAGCCAATCTGTCCGATTATCTACCAACATAGCCTGTCCCTCACAAAATCTGTGTAGTCGTCCGATGCAAAGCAAAACTCACGGTCGCTCTCCTCGATGTCGTGTGCGTGATACTCCTTGTGCATCTGTTTTGCTTGTAAGTAAGCCAGCCGCATGACTTCTTTCCTCTGCTGGTCGCTCATGTCGTTCTCCCAGTAGTCAGCGGAGCGTTCATCCAAATTTTCGGAGATAAAGTCTTCTGTAAAATCTTCTGCATGGCTTTTGCTGTACTCTTCGATGTACTCCTTTAGGCAGTCGTCGCAAATCGGATTGCCATCCAGATGGGTGATCCTCTCTTCACTGCATCGCTCTCCGCACTGGGAACAAATGATTCCCTGCGGTTCCCTGCACTGTGCATCGTAGCGCTCGTTTTCGCTTGTCCAATCTCTCACGTCATTTTTCCTCCCTTGCATTTTTTAATAAAATGGTGTACAATGGGAAAGAACTAATTCCTTTAGTTCCCGTATACGGAAAGGTTGGTCACTTCGGTCGGTGGAACAACCTTTCCGTTTGCTTTTGCTCGGCTCTGACGCTTTGTCAGAGCTTTTTCTTTTTGCATGGAAAACCATGTCGTTAAGCCATAAAGCCCGCACAGAACCAGCAGAAACAGGCTTGGCAGTGCGATTAAGTACATCAGTTCAAACATTACTCTACCTCCTTAAACTCTGTTTACTTCGATGCTCTCCAGCACCTTTTTGGTGTAGCCGGTTTCGTGGATGCCCTGCTTCCAGAGCCGCTTTGCTCCGCCCTCGCCGAGATTGTACGCCATCAGGCTGTCCGTCAGGCTGTACTTTTCAAGATAGCCACCAAGGATAAATGCCCCTGCTTGGATGTTTTGCTCCGGGTCAGTGAGGTTTGTTGTGCTGATGTTGCTGCTGAGATACTCCATATTGATGGTGTGTATCTGCATCAGCCCGTAGCAACTGCCGTTTTGAGCATCCATCTGATATCCGCTCTCCACCTCCATCACTGCATACAGCACATCCGGCAGGACACCATACTCCTCACAAGCAGCCAGCGCCACATCCTGCAGCTCGTGGCTGAGCGGAATGTCACGGTACTTATCCACCTCTGGGACCTTGACCGTAATCGTCAGTCTGCAAGTCACAGGCTCTACCATTTCTATCTGTTCTTCCTGCGCCAACGTCAGAATCGGCTCTGCTGGCGGCGCGGCGCGGATCACATCCCTCTGCTCGCAGCTGCTTAGCAACAGGCACAGGCAGAGGGCAAACAACATTCGTTTCAATTTATCGGACTCCTTACAATGCTTTAAGTTGATTGATTCGTCTGGCTGCTCGGAAAGCATTATCAGTAAGTTGCCTCTGCCATGCTCCCTGAGATGGTGCCCAACGGAAACCTTCAGCTTTCAGATCTTCTCGCAGTTCTTCGTTCGGCTTGTCATCAAAAACGATCTGCAACCGGTTAAGCTCAGAATTTACAACCACTTTGCCACCTTCAAATTCCCAGCCTTCCGGCGCTGGTTCTTCTTGACGTTTCCTCAGCTCTTCCACACGTTGCTTTACTCGCCGGATATTTGCATTGTTGTTAGATAACAGATATGATGCAAACGGCTTATCCTCAAGATGCCACTCTCTTGACATTTCTGCTTTGAGTTTATGTATCGTCTGTTCCGACACGAACGGGCAGCCGTCAAGTGTTTTGTGTTTGCGATAGTAGGCATTGACATCCTTCATGATCTGCTGTTCCATTTGCAGGTCAGACAGCTTTCTTTCCAGCTTCTTGAGCGCCTGTGGATCATCCGAACTGATACCGCCCATGCCGGTGCTGCGGATTTTATCAAGCAACCCCTCAATGTTGCGATACTCTTCGTAGTTTCGATCACGTGCTGCGTTCTGTTTAGCTTTCTTCCCTACGGGGAAATTACTCCCGCCTGAAATCATAACCGATGGAACACGGGCATCAATGGCATTGCGGGCGTTCAGATTATCGGCTAACTTACGGCAATAGGTATCCAACAGCCAATCAATCTTGTCGTGATACATTGAGTCCACACGCTTTTTTTGGTTTTCTGCAATTTCAACAGCTTTATCAACCATCCGATGATAGTTTGCGGTGGCGCTGCCCTGCTGATACTCACAGAAGCGGTTCGCGTCATTGGCTCGCTTCGCTGCCTCCTCATTGATTTTGTAGTACATATTCATACTCCTTTCTCGGATAGTGGTTCCTTATCTTCTCCCAAAAAGCAGTGACCGCAGTAAAACCAATCTTCACCACGCATTTGGAAAGTGGCGAACGTCGGAAGGAAACGCTGATGCTTTAAGCTGTACTCGTGGCTGTACGGTTCCCCAACCTGCAAATATCCATAGCCCATCTTTGCAGGCGGAAGGCAGTTGAGGAATTCATCGACAATCTCTTCCTCTACCATGTCGCCTGGGTTCGCGGCCTTATCAAAGTCACCCGCCTCTGCCCAATCCTCCATGGTCACCAGCTTACACTCTTTCATCATAATCCAAACTCCTTCTTTACTCGCAGCCGAAGCTCCGAGATCGTCAACATGATCTGATCCAGCGGCTCCAAACACTCCTTGAGCTGAGGAATCTCCTCCGCAGTTATCTTACCGTCTGCCAAGATGTTAAGCAGCTGGTTTCCTGCGCTGTCCCCTGATCTGATCGCCGCCAAAAACTGTAATGCCGCTCGGTCAAGTGGTTTCAGCTCTGTATCTGGCATACACCGATCCCCCAGCGGGCAAACTTCGTGGCAGTAATAGGGAAGCAGCTCCGGTGATCCGTATATATCAGACATTCTAAGCACCACATCAACCGGAACGATCTTAGTGTAATTAAGCTCATAATCAGCCAACGTGGATTGCGAAACACCGAGCAGTTCGGACGCTCCCTCCCTGCTGTTGAGCCGGTCGTTAAACTTCGCCGCTTCTTTTCTTTTCTGGCAATAGATGTTACCAGCGGCTTTCGTTGGGTTTTGTCCCATGTTATTTTTCCTCCTCGTTTGGTATGATTGATAAAAGATGGTTTTCTTTATCCTGACGTAATAGTTCGTCCGCCGAACAATTAAGCGTATCAGATAACTTTAAGAGATTGCTTGCTTTCGGGAAGCTTTTGCCAACCTCCCATTTAGCTACAGCTTTTTGACTCACACCTATCCGGTGAGCTAACTCCATTTGTGTTAACTGAGCTTTTTCTCTGAAATATTTAATTCCATTCATCCCATCACCCCTTTTTGTTGTTCTTTAACTACCTTATGTTGTTATTATACTACTACTTATGGTTGTTGTCAACCACTTTTTATTGTTTTTTCTTTTAAAATACCACAAAAAGTAGTAAACTAATAGATAAGGAAAGGATGATTTTCTTGTCATTTGATTTAAGATTGAAAGAATTAAGAAATAAAAGCGGATTATCGCAAAAAGGACTTGCTGACCTTATATTTGTCAGCCAGCAAACTGTTGCAAAATGGGAAACTGCCAAATCCACCCCCAATCCAGAAATGATTGTTAAGCTCAGTGAAATCTTTGGCGTCCCCGCAGGTTACCTGCTTGGAGCCGATGAAGCAGAAAAATCCCTACAACCATCTGAAATGTTGGACAAGCTTGTAAAAATGTGTTCTTCTCTTTCAGAAGATGAGCTTCACGAAGTCCTGAATTATGTAGGATATATCAAATCAAAAAAACACCTCCAAGATTAACTTGGAGGTGTTAACGTATAAAAAACGCCTTTTTAACAACAAGGAGGAAATAATATGGATTTTATTGACCGCTTGAAACAATTCAGCAAACGAGTGGAAGGGCTAAAGGACAACATTCAAACCGAAGAAGCTACAAAAACTTCCCTTATTATGCCGTTTTTCTCACTTTTAGGATATGATGTATTCAATCCAGATGAATTCATCCCAGAATTCACTGCTGATGTTGGAATCAAAAAAGGGGAAAAAGTCGATTATGCCATCCTTCAAGAGGGGGAGCCTGTCATCCTAATTGAAGCAAAGTGGATTGGTGAAAAGCTCGAAAAGCACGATTCTCAGTTATTCCGTTACTTCGCAACCTGCAACGCCAAATTTGCTATCCTAACCAATGGGCAATATTATCGCTTTTACACCGATTTAGAAGAACCTAATAAGATGGATGAAACTCCCTTCCTTGATATCAATCTCCTTGATTTAAAGGAAACTCAGGTCACGGAACTCAAAAAATTCTGCAAAGAAAATTTCAATGAGGCAGAAATATTCGATGCAGCATCTGAGCTTAAATACACCTACGAGTTTCGTAAAAAATTCTCTGATGAATTGCAAAATCCATCGGATGAATCTGTTCGCTTTTTCCTCAGCTCCATCTATGACGGCATTAAAACAGCCAATGTTATCGACCATTTCCGCCCTATCTTGAAAAAAGCATTGAACGGATATATCAGTGAGCTGATGAACGACCGTATCCAGTCCGCGCTGAGTAATGACAACCAGGAAAACACCTCCATTAAAGCATCACCCGAAGCAGAAGCTCAACAAGAAGAAGCTCCCGCTACACCTAAAATTATTACAACAGAAGAGGAAAAAGAAGCGTATTTTATTATCAAAAACCTTTTAAAAGATGTTGTCTCCCCTGACAATATTACATATAAAGATACTGCTTCTTATCTTAATATTCTCTATCAAAACAACACTTGGCGCTGGATCTGCCGTTTGAGGCTGAGCGAAAATAGAAAGTCGCTGATTATCCCAGATGAAAATAAAAAAGAACAGGTATTCCAACTGGAAAGCCTGTCCGATATTGAGAAGTACAAAGAGCAGCTGACAGAAGTTTTGAAACGACACATGAAATAACCTACCTATCCCCTATTACGATGTATTGTAATAGGGGATAACATTAAAATTTCAATTCTCGGGGTGATATTTTGAAAGGAAACACTATAAGCTCGTTAAATGAATACTTAGTATCTATCGAACAGTTAAAAGACAGCGCCTTACAATATCTAGTTGATGATTATTTTAACGCACAACCTATTAAAAACCCAGTAGATAATTCCTTTTTGTTTCGAGGAATGTCGAACAACGAATATCAACTCCTTCCAGGTGTCTTTAGAAAAAACGCTAGTGAAAAAGCGATATATACAACATATGCCATCGAAATGGTTTTATTGAAATCCTTTATTCAAGAAGCTAGTGCCTATCTTACCACCCCTTCTGATGATTATGTTCATTGGGCTGAATATGCTCAACATTTTGGGGTTCCCACAAGGCTTTTAGATTGGAGTTCTAATCCTCTTGTAGCATTATATTTTTGTTGTAAAAATAATCCTAATACTCCCGGAGTTGTTTGGGTACTAAATCAAAAAAACTATGAAAGAATCACTGTACCTAATCAAAACTTATCCCACCCAATCAAAGACCGAATCACCTGCATTAAAGAACTTCTTGAAGGGAAATCTGACCTTAATTATCCTATTATTTATACTCCATCTTACGTTGACTCCAGAATGAGCGCACAAGGAAGTTATTTTATGGTCTGGGGAAAGAAAGAAGAGCCATTGGATAAACTTATACCAAAATCTATTACAAATTCTATTGAACTCAACGAAAATACTTGTTTATGGCAGTTTAATGTGCCTGCAAATAACAAGAAAAAAATTCTCCGTTCACTAGATGATATTGGAATCAATGAAAAAACATTATTCCCTGGTTTAGATGGTATAGGGCGTTATATAGAAAATAAATTCCGATTTGATAGTCTTGACTTTTGTTAATAAGATCCAACAAAAAGCCGCCTCCGGGCTCCTACCCCCGAAAGCGGCTGCGGAACAGGTCTTCTGTTCCAGAGGAAATGTGTATTCACCTTCTCCTCGTAATCTATTATAATAGATTGACGAAATTTGTCAATCAAAGGAGGAGAATCTTTTGAAATTAAAGAAAATAGCTGCGGCTGCATTCGCATCTTTGTTGTTGCTATCCGCTTGCGGTTCCACCCCGGTCGAAGAACCTGCGCCACCAGAAACTGCATCGACTGAAACAGTCGAAAATCTTCAAACTGAAACCAAGCCCGAAGAGAAGCCGGATGTCGAGGAAATGATAGAACTTTATATTCCTTGCTATTACAATTATGTTGTTCCACTCCTTCCAGACAACACATTTGCCGCTCTAGAGGACTATGGAGCAAGTAATTTTAAAAAAAATGCCGATGCTTCTGCAAACTGTACAATCCCAAAATCTGGAATTGATAAATACATTGCGGATTCCGTATCCAATTACAACAAATTTGTTCAGGCGCAGGAAAACTACCCTATCAAGGAATTGATTCTGGAAGATGATTATAAAAAGGCGACCTTCCAAGGCGACCCCTCAGACGCTGATTTCTATAATTATGCTGCATCAGATGCCCTTATTCCTTATTTGCTCTCTACAATGGTATACGGCCCAGGCAACACTATCGAACTTTCCGCTCCAAACGCTGAGGACCCAACAAAACTTAACACAGTCCCTTATCCACCAGAAAGTTTTCCTATGAATTCAATTATTGGTGTAAATTTGGGCGATGTTGATGTTTTAATTGCCAGTGCTCAGACCGAAACAAATTATGCCGGCGAACCTTGTTTAAGTGTAGAGTATATTATGATGAACAACTCAACAGAAAATAAAAACTTTGAAACCTGTATCATGGATCAGGCTTTCCAGAACGGAGTTGAGTTAGATTCCAGTATTATTTCACTTGATGATGATTTTGATACTTCACTCAAGGACATTCAGCCAGGATACTCCATAACCATCAAACGTTCCTACGCTCTACCCAACACCGCCGACCCTGTCACGGTAGAGGTTAAAGGATTCCTTTCCAGCAGCAACAACAAGGCTTCCAAAACATTTACCCTCGGGTAATAAGCAAAAGCCCAGCAGATTACTCTGCCGGGCTTTTCTTTTGCGTTTTCTCCCCATCCTCTACTACCGCCTCAAATTCCCTCTTGGCGTACTCCAGCACCTCTGCTACTTCTTCATCCGTGAGGACAGATGCCTCCTGAATAAGTCGCTTTATCAACTCTTCTTTGCTGCACATGGAAGATACCTCCTATTTACCCTTAAAAATCCTCCACCATATCCTAAGAAACAAACTGCTAAAACCGGTGTCACCCTATCAAAAGGCTATGCAATTATTGATATACTGTATTTGGGAAATCACAAACGTCTGCTAATTTGAGACAAATTCCTTAAATTCATCAAACAATTTGCGATAAATCAGGTACTCCCACTGCTTCCCCATGTTGATGGCTACACCAAAAGGAAATTTTCCCTCGCGCAATCCATACCGGATATTCTGGGCATTAATTCTCATCCCCATTTCCCTGAGTTCTTTTGCTGCTACCTCCGGCTTGATTATCTCAGCTTTCAACTTCTTCTCCCCCTTTCTGTTAAAACCTACAATCCCATTCTAGCTCACCACACAGATAAAATCAGGAAAATGGAAGATTATTACTGTATTCGTAATATCCTTCCGCTTTCCTGATTTTTCTTTTCGGATTTTATATAATAAAAAAGAGCCGTTCCTGCTGATGCAGAAACGGCTCTAATTCAAACGGAGGTGATTAAAGTGCTTTGCCAAAAATGCAAAAAAGAAATACCAGATAGGTCTGCCTTTTGCCTTTTTTGCGGAAAAAAGCAGACCGGAACTCCTGCTATAAAAAAGAAGGGAAAGCGAAGAAAGAGAGAAAATGGCACCGGCAGTGTATATAAACTCTCTGGCTCCAGGAAGAAACCTTGGGTGGTATCATTTACCTCGGGATATGATGAAAACGGAAAAAGGCTCGGGGCTATTTTAGGATACTATGCAAGCGAAAAAGAGGCGCTGAATGCTCTGGAAAATCTCCCACAGAACATAATGAAAGATAGCATCGGGATAACACTAAGACAGCTATACGATATATGGTCCCCTAAATTTTATCAGCATCTCTCCCCAAAAGGTATCGAAGGATATACAAGTTCCTGGAATAAATGGATTTACCCAAATCCCAACAGTGCGAAGCCTGTTCGCTCCCTGAGCGCGTTTGACTTTGATTCCATCGTCCAGATGGCTGTTGATGCTGGAAAGGGAATCGATGTCTGCAAGCGGATTACGAGGCTGCTCCGATACCTATGCAAGCTGGCTATAAAAATGAATGTAATCTCATCCAACCCAGCAGAACTAATCGATATTGAGCACATATCAACAGGAAAGAAAGAGAAAGATATTTTTACCTCAGAAGAGCTAGATATCCTTTGGAAACATTCAGACGAAAGGAACGTACAGTATATTCTGCTGATGGTTTACAGCGGATTCCGGATATCTGGATTTCTCTCTCTGGATATCCGGAACATCCATCTTGAAGAAAATTATATGATAGGCGGAATCAAAACCGAAGCAGGACGAGATAGAATCGTCCCCATCTACCCACTCATAAAAGAGATATTGTCTCAGTTTGTGCAGGAAGCATCCGAGCGAACCAAAGGCCTCCCTGAAGATGTGCCGCATCTCCTAATTGCCAATAAAGCGGGGAAGCAATACGATTACCGCAATTTCACTGAGCGAATATTCCTCCCAACATTGGTTGAACTGCACATTATCCCGGAGTATCGCAAGGGTAAACTGGACGAAAACGGAGTTAAGATAGAGGAACGGCAGAAACCACGCCTGACGCCGCACTGTACAAGGCATACCTTTGCAAGCCTGATGGACTCGGCCGGTATGGACAAGGAGATTTTGGCTCGTATCATGGGCCACACCGACTACAAAACTACATCAGATTACTACATACATAAGCAGAGTGAAGAACTTGTTCAGGAGATGATGCGCGTGACCTCGAAGCCCATTTGTTAGTAACCGTGTTAGTAACGCTCAAAACACTACTCCAACTCTCTCTGATTTTAGGGGCTTTTTAGCTCCTAAAATCAAATCCAAACACAAAAAGAAAACGTCCAAAAACAGCCTTGCAAAGCCATTCTTAGACGTTTTCCTATTGGAGCTGATGACGAGACTCGAACTCGTGACCTCATCCTTACCAAGGATGTGC